CGGGCAGAAATCAGACGTACCCAAATGCCCCTAGAATCAAGCTCTACGCCAGAAACCACGCGCCCTGCGCTGTCCCGCCGCTTCTCCGTGGCACCGATGATGGATCGGTAAATTACTTTTAAAATTACATTGCATATCAATAAGTTACGAATCTGTCTTTGTAGTGCGTAGCAAATTCGTAGCAAACGGTTCCGTCCCGCTCGGGATTGGACTGACCGGAGTCAGACCTCATCCGGATCCGCATTCGCATCCTCGTCGTCCACGTTCTCCCAGTAAGCCCAGCCCGCCTGCTCAGCTGCGGACTGCAGCCGGAACAGCAGATCCTGGTTCGCCACGTCGCCCATGTCCGGGCGCTTCGCCATGAGGTCCGCAACCTCTTTCCAAGCTGCCGCCGCAGCCATTGCCAGACGCTGGTGGCGCTCGTTGCTGGTCTCGTTCATATCGGCCTCCGCTGGGGGGTGGTTTCCGGTAGACCGGCAGAGCATCAGCACGTTCAGGCCAACGGCTGGTCTACCCTTCCAGCACCATTTCGAGGGGATCGCCATGTGCGGACGCGTCGCCCAGTACATGAGCTGGGCCGAGATCTATCACCTGCTGAATATCCACAACCTCCCGCCAGGCGCGCCGCTTGAGCCGCGCTACAACGTCGCGCCCACCACCCAGGTGCAGGTGGTGCTCCCGCTCGAGGACGATGCGCGGGTTGCGCCGGTACGCTGGGGATGGAGGCCGCACTGGGCCCAGGACCGCGCGGCGCCGATCAATGCCCGGGCCGAGACGGTGAGCAACAGCCGTTTCTTCCGCGCCATCTGGCCGCATCGCATGCTCTGCCCCATCTCGGGTTGGTACGAGTGGGTGGACGAGGGCGAGCCCAAGAAGGTGCCCTACTACATCAGGCGCCGCGATGGCGCCCCGACCTTCTGCGCCTCGATCGGCCAGGTGCACGAGGAGCCGCAGGACACGGACGGCTTCGTGATCATCACCGCCGACGCCTTGGGCGGCATGGTCGATGTCCACGACCGCCGGCCGGTGGCATTCGCCCCGGAGCTGGCCCAGGAGTGGCTGGACCCGGCCACGCCCCGGGAGCGCGCCGAGCAGATGCTGCAGCACGGCGAGGGGCCGGAGGCATTCGAGTGGTACCGCGTCGACCGCGCCGTGGGCAACGTGCGCAACCAGGGACCGCACCTTGTTGAGCCCGCGCGCCCTCCTCTCATCTGAGACCTCTGGCAAGACCCGAGGCGGCGGCGGCATACTGGATATACATCCAGCATCCTCAACAGCACCATGCACCTCCAGATCGACGAACGGTTGCGGCAGTACCAATCCGCATTTCGCTACCCCACCCAAATCTACGGAGACCCGGAACGCTGGCGACGCGAGCAGTTGCAGGCGGCACACGATCTACTGCGGGATGGGGTGATCGAGGCAGCCGAGTACCTGGACATGCGCGACGAGGTGCTGGCCGTTCACACCCACGCAGTGGAGCGCACAGCTGGGGACGCGCTGGAAATGACCGGGGTGTATGCCGTGCTGGATGCATCCAATGGCGGCCCGGTTGGGCGCCTGGAGCGCCGATTCCTCAGCGCCGGTACCCGGCCAGAGCTGAACCACCTCACAGCACTGCATGATGCGGATGGTCAGCTGCAGATGATGCGTGACCTGCGCGAGCCGGTCGGACCGGTTTACGGCCTGGAATTCCACCACCAGAGCGGGAGCCTCTACCAGTTCCGGCCTCTCGGATTTTTCCATCTGGGCCGCATCGTGCCCATCATCACCGACCCGGATCACCACCAGGTGGTGGCAGCGCTGCTGCTGGCTGCGATCGAGGCGGGCAATCATCTGCAGGCGGAGCTTTACCGGATGCGGCTGCGGTGGTCGGAATTTCGCACCTGTTCGGTCTGCCGAGGGAAGCTTGTCTCCGAGGATTGTGCCACTTGCAATGGAAAAGGCCTCGTCGAACGTCTCCAGCGATGACTCCGTTTTCAACCGATTCACTTTTTAAGTAAAATGGTTGACAAGAATCAGGAGCGGAGGCTTAATACACACAGTGCCCAATAAGGCAATAGGGGAACCACAATGTCGCTAACTAAATTTGGTACCGCAGTCAGGGAGTATCGCCGCCACCTGGGGCTTACGCTCAGCACCATGGCTACGGCGCTCGGATCGTCTCCAGCTTTCCTAAGCTCGATGGAGACAGGACGAAGCAAAATTCCCATGGAATGGGTCGAGAAAATTGCAAGCTATTTCTCGTCCCTGGGGCAAGAGGTGTCGGTCCGCCACCTTAAAGCTATGGCGTGTGAATCAAACGACAGCGTGTCTTTGGAAGGCCTACCGCCACATCACAAGATGCTGATCGCCGGGTTCGCAAATTCGGATCTAAATCAAGAACAGCTTGCGAAGCTTGGAAAATTACTTTCAGAGATCTATGGGGAGAAATCCAAAGATGACGCCTGACAGTCCACCAGATTATTGCATGCGAGGACACCGCGTCCCGCCCCTGGCCCCCAGCATCATTAAAGATGTAGCGTTACGAGTCTGCGAAATTATTCGCATCCACAAGACGTCATTCCGCCCCAAAACTGCAGAGAAAATAGTCGCGCGCTTCGAGGAATACGGCATCCATGTAGACGTAGTCGAAGACGAAGATTGGATTGATGCAACCAGAGCTACAGTGGATCCGCAAAAAGCAATGATCTACGTGCCCCACAAGCTATATGGGGAGCTGTGCAGAGGCAGGGCCGAGGCGGTGAGAATATTCCTGCACGAACTGGGCCATATCGTACTTGGGCACAGGCCTATGCTTCACTTCTCAGAAGGGACGCCATCTGAACATGAGGACTCAGAGTGGCAGGCAGACTACTTCGCAGACGCTGTGCTGGAAATCATTGGCATGTCGAAAGCAGATACCCAGCTTGAGTTTAAGTTCTGACTGACTACGCGGCTAACGTAATCAGCCAGAACTTGGTGGTTGGCTGCCCAACCAAAGAAGTTCTCCACTCGCTTCTTGCAACCAGGCAAGAAATGTGATAGCAGAGGCCTCCGTAGCAAGAGCCAACTCTACACACAGAATGTTTGGTTGTCCAGCCCGGCAAGTAGTGGCCACCTCTGCGCATTGGAGGTAGGTATGACCTACACCGACGAGCGGGGCACCTTCATCCTTCGCTGGACTCGCCGTTTGAAAAACGGCCGGGTCGTGCGAGCAGTCGGCAAGCCCTTCAAAATCTACATTAGCAGGTAACCCAAAAGGGGCTGTCTTTCGACAGCCCTGATTTAGGTATCGGCGTAAAAATCACCCCTGAACGGTTACGACCTCGCCAGTGGCGAGGTCTATCCACTTATCTCACTAGAACCGATAGCTACAACCGCTGTTCGCCGCCACCAACTCCCGCTCATAGCCGATCCGCTGCCGGCAATTCTTCACAAGGTCCTATCCAGCCCCTCCTACTGCCAAGCCCGAAGTGATAGCCTCCGCCCCGTGTAGGATGGAGTCTCACAATGAAACCTCGCCGCCTGGCCCCCCTCTTCGCTGCCCTGGCCGTCACATCGGGCGCCGCCCTTGCTGACGTCACCAAGGTTGCCGACTGCTCGACGCCTGCAGGGTGCTTCCTGATATCCGGTGAAATCACCGATGCCGATGCCACCGCCCTCGCTCAGATTTCCCAATTCCTGGACGGACGCAAACTCAGCCGGCCGACCATCACGCTCAACTCTCCTGGTGGTGTCGTCGACGCTGCGATCGCGGCCGGCCGGACGATTCGCCAGATGAGGGCAAAGGTGAAGGTCCCTGCCTCTGGTCACTGTCTCAGCGCCTGTGTCTTTCTGCTCGCAGGCGGAGCCTCTCGAATAGTCAGCGTCACCGGAGAAGTCGGCATCCACCGCCCCTACACCCCTCAGATAGGGGAGCTCAACATTCAGCAAGCACAACAGGACTATCGCGCCACACAAGACAAGGCGAAGGAATTCCTGAGAGACATGAACCTCTCCGACAGGCTCTACGATGCCATGGTGCAAGTTCCCTCGGAGCAAATGCGGATCCTCAACTTCGACGAGCTGGAGTACTTCGGCCTCAACCTCGCTGACCCAGTTGAAGTGGAGTATGTCGACTCTTTAGGCGCAGCGAAGTACGGGATCAGCAAGGCCGAATACCTGAAGCGAAAGGCTGTCGCCGACAAGTGCCCCAATGACGTCGAGGCCTTTGATGCCTGCCTTGAGCACGTCTTCAGTACCGGGTACCTCCCCTCACAGAAGCCACAGCTGGACAGCACCATGGAAGCCGTGCTCGCCCAGGCTTACCGGGATTTTCCCTTTCTCGATCACACCAGGCCGTACGCCTACCGCCCGGCCATCGACGAGGTGGTCAAGGTGCGTGACGCACTCATGGCCAAGGGCTACAGCGGCGCCGATGCGATACGCGAGGCAGTCCGGCAGGTGGGTCCCAAGTACGCTGGCAAGGCCGCTACAGCGAATGGGGATGGCGCCGCGCTGGCGACTGTGTTGCAAGAGGCTTACGCCCGCTACCCTTTCCTCGATTACGAGCGGCCCGACGCGAACCAGGCAGCAATTGACGAGGTGTTGCAAGTCCGCAACGCACTGATGGCGCAAGGCTACGGCGCGGCAGAAGCGATACGGGCCGCCGTCAACCAGGTGGGCCCGAAGTACGCCAAGTAGCGGCCTTCCTTGGCCGCATCTTCACACCCCCATCGCTCGCCCTCGTGTGTCCGCCAACTGCGCAGCCTGGTTCCGGGTTGCGTTCAACTGCTTCAACAGTTCCGCCTTCTCCGCCGCGCCCAGTGACCGATCATTCGTCACGGCCTTGATGCGCTGGTTGATGGCGGTGATCTGCCGGTTGGCGGCCTGGTAGACCGGCCGCAGCTTCAGCATCTCATTACCAGCCAGCTGCTGCAGACGCTCCAGATCCCCCACCTTCCGTGCCTCGCTGGCCGAGGCGTAGAGCTGGTCGATCTGATGCTGCATCTCGTAGAAGCGGGTGAGGTACTTGCTGCCACTGCCCGGGTCGGCTGCCTTCACGAAGTCCCCGAACAGCGTCCAGTTGTCCGGGTTGGTGAGGTCGCTCTTCGGATTCGACGGGAGGTCAGTGATGCCGCGAGTCAGGTAGTCGGCGGTGTTCAGCGCCTGGGTGCCGAGCCAGCCGAAGTAGCCGCGCACCAGGTGCTCGATCCGCTGCGGCGAGATCCCGGTCAACTGCCCGGCGGCCACGGCCGACGCGCTGGTCCTGGCGGTGTAGCGCTCCTCCGCCGGCAGCCGCTCCTGGCCCATGCTGTCGATCGGGCGGTCGCGGAAGCTGTCGTAGTTGAAAGCGGCTTCCATGAGGGGCTTGAAGGCCTGCGGTACCGGGCTCATGGAAAGCTGGTTCCACAACAGCGAGCCAGCCGTGCTGGCGAAGTCGCCGGCCTGGTAGTCGTCCCCGGAGAGTGCCAGCTCCGTCAACCGCTCGGCCACCGACCCCATGACCCCGACCTCGAAGGGCTTGGGCAGGTACAGCGCCTTCTCGGTACCCGGGATGCGTACCCACCAGTAGGTGTCGCGGACCCAGTCAGGCAGCTGCTTGAACTCCTCGTCGTCCTTGTTGAGCAGGAACAGCAGGGTCGAGGCCATGGCCACCGCGCCGGCGACTGCCAGGAAGCGGCGCGGATCTGCCGAAGCACCGCGCCCCAGCTTGTACATCCCCTGCAGGCGGGCGTTCATGAAAGGCACGATCTGCGTCAGGAAGCGCACGCTGGCCCACTTGCCGGCCGAGGTGAAGTCCATCATGTCGCGGGCGGCGTAGCTGGCCTCCAGATGGCTTTTGCCCTCGGCGCGCAGCTTCTCGTAGAGGGCGGCGCGGTTGACCGTTTCCAGTCTGTCGCCGATTTCCTGGTACTTGTCCCAGGCACTGCGCAGCGCCTTGGCGGCCTTGGCGGGGGTATTGAGGATCTGACTGGAGTCGACACCCCGGCTGATCAGGCGCTTCGCGTAGGTGGCCTGGTCGCCATCGTTCAGCGAGCCGAACCGCACAGCGCCGCCGCCGGCCAGCAGCCGGTGCAGCGTGGGGCTGTCCTTGCCGGTTCCCTTCCAGCCTGCGGCCATGTTCTTCAGCGGGTTGTAGCCCAGGTCGTTGGCGGCGATCGAGGAGATGCTGTCACGTAGCAGGTTGCGGGCGCGGAACGCGGGGCTGCTGGTGACCCCTACGGTCAGCGCGTGCTTGAAGGAACGCATGGCCTTCATGGCCGGGTTGTTCCAGTCCTGGTGATTCAGCATCGTCAGCGCGTCCAGCACCAGGGGATCGTCCACCAGGTAGTGCCGCTCCTTGCCGTTGACCATTACCCGAAGGCTGCCCTTCTCCGCCTCGCGCACACGGGTGGCGATGTTCATCTGCTCGGCAGCCTGCAGCGCCTTGTTCGCCGCCATGTTCTTCATGGATGCCGAGAGCAGGTGCGACCAGTTGGCCAGGGTGTTGGCCATCAGGTCGCCCAACGGCTCCTTGCCGCCCTTGAGCTTCTTGAAGGCCTTCTGCCCGGTCAACCCGCCGATCTGGCCAGGGCCGGCGGTACCGTCGCCCTCCTCCATCACTCGATAGAACGGGACGTAGAACTCGCTTTCCCAGAGCTTACGGCTGCTGCCGTCGATCAGGCCGGCCTGCTCGGCCACGTCCATCACCGCCTTCTGGTAGGTGTTGAACTGCTTCAGCACGTCGCGGTAGACCACAGCACGGCTGCGGCCATCGTCCATGGTCCCCTGGTTGAGCGAGCGCAGCGCTGCGATGTCATCCGGGGTGAAGAGGTTCTCGCGCCCCTCCTGGGCCAACTTCTCGGCGCGGTTGCCGGCGATCCAGGCGAAGAAGAGATCGTGCTCTCCCTTCAGCTCCGCCAACACCCCACGCAAGCCCTGGCCGTCAGCCTCGACGTCCAGCGCCCCGTCGGTGATCGTCGGCCGGCCATGGAAGAAGGTAGCCTCCAGCGCTCCGTCCGTGCCTTTGGACAGGCGAGCCTGCATGTAGGCGGCCTGGTCCAGCTTGGCGATCGGTGCAAACTGATCGAACACGCCCTGGATGACTTTCTCCTTCCAGCGCTCGGACAGCGCTCGCGCGGTCTTGGCCAGCGGTTCCTGTCGGATGAAGGCGCCTATCTTGCCGAGCGCATCCCGCTGGGCCGAGGTGGCGTGCTCCGGGAAACGCACCTCGCCACGGTTGGTCACCTGGTCGAAGAAGTCGGCCGCCCGTTGGCTTGCGCGGCTATACCGCACGTCACCCGCCTCCTTGCCAATGTCTTCCGGACGCAGTACCTTTTTGCCGAGCCGATGTTTTGGTGCCGCTTTGGGCAATTGGAGCCCTCTAGCGCTGGACCAAGCATCGGCTTTTTTATTGTCCACGTATCGCAGCAAGCCGGTCTCCATCCACTGCCTGATGAAGCCTGTGCTGTCCTTGGCGTGGATGCTGGCGATCCGGTTGACGGTGATGTTCTCCTTGCGGTTCATATGCACCGCCACCACCACCGAGCGCCCACGGCTCGCCGTCTCCACCAGCGCCACCAGGCCGTCCGGCGCAGTGGCGGAATCGAACACCATCACCGGCTCGCCGAGCGCAGCCAGGGCCGCCTTCACATCCCTGGGCGTCAGGCTGTGCTTGTCCACGGCCTTCCACAGCGTGTCCTCGGTGATGTTGATCGGTGCATCGGCAGCCCCCAGCGCCTGCAGCACGTCAGGCGTTCCGCCGAGGGACAGGGGCTTGGTGAGTGTCTTGCCCCTAAAGACCTCGTCGATTTCCTTCTCCAACGCAGCGGGCAGCCCCGTTCCGGGCTCCCGGGAGTAGGTCTGCACCAACCCGCCGGTGCCCTTGTCCCCACCCTTCTCGATGAAGCGCCGCGCAGTGCCCAGCAGGGCTGCGATGTCCTGGTCGGTCCAGCGCATGCGGAAGCCAATGGCGCGCAACGCATTGCGAACGGCCGCCACCAGCTGAGGCCAGAAGCGCTGCTCGGTAAGGCGCCCGGCCGCGGCGAGATCTGCCAGGACCTCTTCCATGGCCAAGGCCTTGTCGTAGCCATAGCGATCCCGCAAGCGATCGGCCGACGACCGTAGGGCCGGGTGCTCCTTGTAGATGCTGAGCAACAGCGGGTTGAGCCGCTTGCCGAATGCCCCTTGGAGGCCGGCATGCCCGATGACCTCATGCTGCAGGACAAAGGCGGCATGCTGCAGGCTGGAAAGGTTATCGGCGATGAGGTAGACGCCCTGGGCATCGTAGAGGCCCTCGACGTCCAGCGCGCCGTCTCGCTTCACCTGCTGGCGAAGTCGAGGGGGAAGTTCGTCGATCGACTGCACGACATGGATCTGGGGCGCGTTCTTCCAGCTCGCTGCCATGCCGGCCAGCGTCCTCGACAGCGACTCAGCGCGTACCCCCTTGGCCTGACGAGAGGGTGTCTGGCGGTAGCTGGCCCGGGAGTACAACTGCTGTCCCTTCTCTGTCTGGCGGACCTCCAGTGTCTGGAACAGCTGGTCGAACGCTTCGCGGATGCCACCGCTCTGCAGCTCTTCGTCGTTGGGGTAGGCAACGCTGGACTTCGATATGTTGACCAGGTAGTCGTTGGACTGCTCGGTGTCTCGAAGCCGGGCGTCGACGTACTTCTCGAAAGCCCTGGCTGCGAGCTCCACGGTGGTAGACCAGTAGGGCTTGCTACGGGCCTGGTCCAGCTCAACCGCACGCGCCTTGAAATCACCGGCATTGACCGCGCGCTCGATAGCCTTGAACGCCTTGAACACCTCGTCCCTGACCGGATACTGAACATCCTCCATCTTCCGGGTTATCGGGTTGAACTCCTTTTCACGGCGACGACGCTCACTCATGAAGCCGCTCTGGGCATCACGCTTGCCGAAGTGATGGTCGAGAGCGTGCAGCCATTCGTGCGCCAGGCTGCCCGGCCCATTCTTCTTGGTGAGGTTGATCACGACCTTGCCGCGCTCGTAGTGCGCAGACGCCGGGTCAGACCCTCCCTTCCCACGGGCACCAAACGCCAGGCCCAGCTCGCCATTCAGCGAAACAGCCTGGGGTGGAATGCCCAGGACATCAGCCATGTCCATCAGCGCGTCGTAGGCGTTGTTCAAGTCGCGCTGACGCCGAGATCCTTCTACCCAGTTGCCGAACTCCACACCCCGGAAACCGAAGGTTGAAAGGAACTGGTCCGGCGACACATCACCTTCGTGACGAGCAGGTCCAACACGATCCTCGTTGCGCTCACGGCGGACCACCGGCGCCGCTCTCAGCTCCGCCAGCTTCTGTTCCAGTTCGTCGCGGTTGTCCTTCAGGTAGTTACGTGCATCACGGCTCGTTGCGAAGTTGGTCTTCAGGCGGACCACGCCGCCGGCCCCCTTGTAGCCGAGCATGTACTGCTTCGACATCCTGTCCTGATAGACCTCGATCTTCGACACACGCCCAGCCCCTGCAGGCTGGTCACCCAGCACCTTGGTAAGGTGCTTCACGGCAGCATCCGTGATCGCTTCAGCGGTGCCCCCACGAATGCCTGTTACCAGCCTCTGGGCCGGATCCTCCAGTACATAGATGGTGGTGGGCCGCTCCAGGCGCTCCCCCGCAAACACGGTGTAGCTGCCCGACGTGATGCGCCACTTCGAGGCCGACTTCAGGAGCGACGCCGGCAAGCGAGCCAGCACCGGCACAGTGTCAGCAAGCTCGCCAAGCGCGGATCGGCCGCGCATCTGGCCAAGCACCTGGTCAGCCGACAGCTCACCCTCAAGCAGCTGCTTGGCGAAGTCGCGAAGCACTTTCACCTTGTCGGACCATATACGGACCCGGTGGCCGATACGCGGCTTGGCCGGGATCTCGGCCCGCATAGCGGCGATCAGCGCGAGTACCTTCGGGTCAACGCCCTCGCTGGACAGGCTTTCGTAGTCTGGCTCCGGGAACGACTTGCTCAGCGGCTCAGCGGCGACATCGACATCTGCGGAAATGCTCTCGCGAAACCCCTTCCACAGGTCCTTTCTGGCACCACCGAGCTTCTCGCCGAAGTCTTCGATCCTGGCCGGTTTCTCCGAAGGGGCATCGTTGCGCCCTCGGCCACCGCCGGCGTCACCCGCCGGCTTGGATTTGCGATCGGTGCCGACGGCAGCACCCGCTTCCGCCTGGCTCGCGGCGCCCTGGCTTTCAGCCTGCGCAGGCGCCTCGGCTTCCTGGACCTGCTGGCGGTCTGGGGTGGCACTGGGCTGCTCGACCTCGGCGCCCTGCTCCCTATCGTTGGCGCGAGGCGACGCGCCGTCGGCCGGCTGCGGAGGTGCCACAGGCTCTGGCTGGGCCGGGGGCTTGGCCACCGTCAATGCACGCTGTCCGTCGGCCCCCGCAGCTGCAGGAGGAACACCAGTTCCGCTTTCCACTGGCTGGACTGCGGCAGCTTGCGGCGTTGCTTCAGCATCCGGTACTCCTGCCTGGTCAGTCGGCTGGAGCGGCGCAGCACCCTGATCGCCTGCTGCTCGCTCATCAACAGGCCCTGTCCCACTATCAACATATGCACGCTCCTGTACGGGGCGCCGCTGCACCGCCCACTGTCGGTTACCGGTTTTCACCACCTCGAACTCGTCGGGCAGCGGTAGACTCCTCAGCGCCTTGTTGGCGCCGGGCACGCTCTTGTAAGCGGTTGCGGTGACCTGCTGTTCCACCTTCGCGCCAGCGAGCGCCCGAGTCGCCATCGCCCGGCTTGCGCCCGTCCGCTCTGCCAGGGCCTTGGCGTCCAGCGCACCCTGTGCCTGACGCGCCTGCTGCAGCACTTCGCTGAACACCGGCCGCTGTGCCGGCTGCGCCTGCCTGTCCATACCCGCGCCAAAGCTCGGCCCCTGGTCCTCCACCGGCCTGGGGGTGGGTACCCGGGCGAACGACGCCTGACCACTGGGGTCCACCACAACCGCCTCCGGGCGCAGATCCGGCAGGCCGGGGTAGATCGGGCTGGCGTCGAAGGTCCGTACAGGCATGGGCGGGGTTTCGCGGACGGCCGGCGGCGTCGCCTGGATCAGCTCACCGGACAACGGCACCACACCGCGCGGCACGGGCTGATCGATCCCGCCACCGCCGAAAGGCGAACGGGGCTGGGCCTGCTCACGACCCGGCACCGGGCGCTGCTCCCTGTCCACGTCACGTACCGGCCCGGTGTCGCGAATGGTGCCGCTGGAATCTCCGTAGAGCACCGACTCAGGCGCGGGCAAGGCCGCCAGCGGCGCGGGCCCTGGGAGGAGTCCAGCGGAGCGGCTGATCGGGCCCGCAGGTTCCGGCGTGGCCGGCTGGGCTGCCGGCGAGACAGGTGCCTGCTGGGCACGCTGGGCAATGCGCCCTGCAGCATCGACGCCACCGCCGAGAATGCCGCCGCCGATGCCGCCCAGAATGGCCGCGTTCAGCAGCTCGCTCCGGCCTTCCGCGTTGAACGCCTCCTGGCTGGGATCGACGCTCTGCACGGCCAGGCGCTCGACAGCCGTCTGCCCTGCCTCCGTTGCGGCTTCGGTTGCGGCCTGTTGCCCCGCCGCACGCAGGAGTCCTTTGCTGGGCCGCATCGCCTTGGAGAGCAGGCCCAGCTCCGGAACCACATCCAGCGCGCCCGCGGCGGCTCCATAGGCGAGTGCGGTGCCCGGGGCGTATTGCCCGGTCTTCTCGTAGATGTCGCCGTAGATGCTGCCCTGTTCCGTACCGATGGACGTGCCCGCCAGCCCGGCCTGGATGCCTCGCTCGGTCATCTCGCGCGCAGCAGCCTGGCCCGCGCGCTCTGCTGCCGCGCGCTCCAGGCCCTGGGCGATCCCCCCCTTGACGATCCCCTCTGCAGCCGATCGGCCCGCCACCCGTGCCGCCGCCCCGCCGATGCCGCCACCCGCGATCGAGCTGGCGGCGAACGGCACCAACTGGCCCAGCCCCTGTGCCGCGTAGAGTCCGGCATCCTTCAGGCTGCCGACATCCTCGACTCGCTGGACAAGGGCAGGGTTCTGCTGCGCTTCATCCTGATTGCGCAGGTAGCCGGCGATCCCCCAATCACGCAGCCCGGGCTCGGCCACCACATCGCCGACCACGCCCGCCAGCCCGTATAGCGAGCCCTGGAGTGCATCGACACCGGAGGCAATCCCCTTGCCGAACTCGCCACTGGCGGTTGCCTGCTTGCGCGCCAGTCGGGCATCCAGGTCGGCCAGAATGTCGTAGTTGTCGGCCATGTCATGCCCCTCCAGCTGGGAGCGGCTTCAGCTTCGCGGCTTCTCGTCTCTCGTTCAGCAGATCGATTTGTCTTTGGCTGATACCGGGTTTCTTCGCCAACTCCTGGGTGACCTCGTCCAGATCCGCGAGCTGCTGGGGCGTGATCGTCGGGGCCTGCTGGCCACCCTCGATGCGGGTACTGGTGCCCGCGACCAGGTCCACCAACAGCGGAGTCTTGAATTTCTGGCCGGTGGCAGGATCGACTGTCTCGCCGAGACTCACCATGCGCTGATCCTTGAGCGGAGTGGTCATCTGCAAGTAAGTCTCCCGCAGCAGAGCCCGCTCTTCCGGCGACCTGTTCGGATCATCCAACCCTGCAAGCAGCCCGTTGAGCCGCTCCTGCTTCTGCAACTCCAGCCCGCGCGCCGCAATCTGCTGCTCAGTGGCTTGCCGCTGCAGCTGGTTGTTGAAGTACTGGTCCAGCCCTCCTGCGATACCGCCTGCCTGGCGGGCCTCCAGCTTCGCCTGCTGCTGGCGATCCCAGTTGGCACTTGCAACGCGCTCGGCCTGCTGCTGGTCAAGGCCACGGCCACGGGTGGAGTCACCAACGATGGAGAGGCCACCGCCGGCATTGTCGCGACGGGTCTGCCGAATGATCTCTGCGGCGGCCAGGTTGCGTTGCATGCCCTCGGCGCCACCGCTCATGATGCTGAGCGTGCCGATGCCATCGCCGATGCCGCCCCCGGCCTTGCCCTTGGCACCTGCCACGTCGTTGGGGTCGTTGGAGAACTCCATGACACCGTTGGCGCCGCGCCGGCCGACGACGCCAGCAATGCCGGTTTCGCCGAAGCCACCGATCCCGTTGGATTCAACCTTCACGGGTTCTGCTGCGGGCAGAGCAATCCCCCCATCCGAAGAAGACTGCTTCTGCGCTACCGAGGGCGCCCCGCCAATATCCGCCGGGTGGGGCGCGGAAGGGTCGGAGCCGTCACGGCGGTTTGCGCCGAGGGTGGCCAGAGCTGTATCCCCGACAGCCGAGGCGATGCCGCCCAGTTGCCCTAGGCCTGTGCTGAGCCTACGGTTGGCGGTGTCGCGGAAGGCCGTAGGGCCGCCGGGCAGCGACTGCGGGTCGCCGCCGGAAAGCGAGGTGATGCCGTTGCGCCCCCAGTCCAGCGGGCCGGCGAGCAGCGCCTCGGCGCCGCCCACCGTGGTGTTGACGATGCCGTTGCCGAAGTCAGCCAGGCCACGAAGGAACCCTTTGCCTTGGGGCTGCTCGGCAGTCGGCTGCGGCGTCACGCCGCCCCCGATCCCCCCCTGGGGTATCCCCTTCATGACGGGCTGATCGTACTGGGCCTGCATAGCCATGGCCCTTGCGGGGTTACCAGGCACAGGACTGTCGCCGATACCGTATCGTTGTTCCGGAGCCGGCGGCTGGTAGCCTTGGATGCCACCATCAATGCGCAGCGGCGAGGGCTTCGCGATGGCAGGCGGGGCGATTGGCATAACGCCCGGCAGCGGCGAGATGCCCTTCGACTTCTGCGTGGCGAGTGGCAGATTCCCAGCGATCGAGCCGGGTTTGTACGGGTTTTGGACAGCCATGGTGGATGCTCCATGAGGTGGATGCACCCGACGCTATGTCACCGGACGGAATGGGCAAGCCCTACACGACTTCGACGGCGCGCCTCATGTTCGTCCAGAAAACTGGTACCGGCGGGGTCTCGAACGAAAGCAGCAGCGTGCTCATCGTCGAGTCGAAGAAGTAGTCATCCGGATTCGCGGCCACCCCCGACGCATTGATCATGTCCGTGGTGGTGCACACAGGGGCCGAGGTGTAGGTCTGGCTGGTGAGCGTGGTACCGGTCAGGGTACCGCCCGAGGTGAAGGTGTCGAAGCTCGCCTCGCCGATCTGCGCCTTGGTGACCTGGTAGCCGGACATCATCATCTGGCCGCCGTCGGCGAATGGCGCGCCGATGGCAACGCCCACGAACAGGTTGGCGGTGCCGTCGCTGCTGCGGTCGGCATTGCGGAAGACGCAGTAGTCGAATGCGCCCATCACATGCGGGATCAGCCCGGTATACCAGTTGTAATGATCCTGCTCGACATAGGGCCAGGTGACGCTGCCGGCGTACTGCGGCCTCTGCTGCAGGTCGATCACGGTGCCGAACGGCGGAGCCGCCAGGTCGAAGCTCAGCAGGTAGGCGTGCTGGTTGGTGTTGCCGCGCGTCACGTAGAGGATGCGGATGGCGGAGCCGACCCTGGAGATCGCGACGGGGTAGTGGTTGCCGTTCACCGCCAGCCCTGCGAGCTGGATGCGCGGGCCGCCCTCCTCGGCTTCCGGCTCGGAAACATACACGAAGATGCCGGAGGCGATGACGAACCGGCCATCCTCAAGGGGCATCACCAGGCATGGGCCATTGGTCCAGGTGACACCGAACTGCAGGATGTCGCCCTGGTCGGGCGGGTTGGTATCGACTTCCGCCAGGTAGGTCCCGATCGGGTCAGCAGTCTGCGGGTCCCCCATCACGAAAAGGTCCTGCCGTCCGATCATGCTGAGCAGCCTGGGCGCGAGCACCGCCGGATAGCGCCGCTGCACGTCCGGCGAGCCAGGCGATCGGATCAGCACGAGATGGCCCGGGGCATCCACCCCGATGCCGTACATCGCGAACATGGGATAGATCATGGCTTACCCCGTGGTGATTTCGGCGACCAGCGCCGAACCCGCGTTGGATGCGGAGCTGGCTACATCGGTGAATCCACGCACAGCCTGGGCCAGGGCCTCGGCCGGACGGTTGCTGGAGAAGGCCGCGATCTTGTTGCGGTCGATGCCCATGGCCGCGTCGATACCGGTTTCGGCGGCGCGCAGGCGCAACTGCTCGAAGCCAAGCTCGACGTTGTAGTAGCTGCTCAGGGCCTGGTAGAGGGCAGCCTGCGCCTGGGCGCGGATCCGGGCGCGCTCGATGTCCTTGTCGGGGATCGACAACCAGGAGACGTAGAACGCGCGGAGCGTGTCCATGACCCCCAGCTTCAGGCGAATTGCCTGTTCCTCGGCGAACTTCAGCAGGTCCAACTTCAGTTCGGCCATACGAGCCGTCTCGGTACGGTTGACGTCGGCGATCGCCTGGCCGGCGCGCTGCTCCGCTTCGCTCACCAGGCGAACGGCAACCCCCGGCGGCAGCGTGAAGCCGCGCTCGGAGAACGCCGCCAGGACCCCGTGCGTCTCGGTGCTTGCCGCACGGTAGGCGCGATCGCGGGCCTCATGCCACAGGGCGTTGACCACGGCGGTGCTGTCGCCGAACGGGTCGCTGCCGCTGATGATCTTGCACAGCCACTGCTCCGGCTTGTCGCGCAGGCAGGCGGTCAGCTCCGGGAAGTACTTGCCGAGCCACTTCTCGGTTTCGGCATCGAGCCGGATCAGCTCGGAGTTCGTCTGGTCGACGCCTGGAAACAGATCGCTCATGGTCGGCGGCGGCGCCAGGTTCGGCTTGTCGACCTGGAAGTCGAAGGCATGGGCCAGCAGGTCAGGTACCACGGAGCCGGTGATGCGGGACGCGGTTTCCCGCGCCGACCGCAAGGTGCTCTCGACGGTACCCTGCAGGCGGGTGACGGCATCTTCTACGGAAGCCATGGGGTCAGTCCTCCAGAATGGCGGCGCCGCCCCTGGTCGAGGCCAGCAGGGGGCTACCGAGGTAGTAGGCTCCGGCGCGCGGCCGGGGGAAGGTGAGGTAGTCGGTCCAGGTCCTGCCGCTGTCCAGGCTGACGCGCACGGCGTTCTCCGTCTCGACAGAGGCGAACAGCACCGCCTCGAGGACGATGTTGCCGGCGGCGTCGAACACGGTCCGCTGCATGCAACTGACGTGCACGGGGAACTGGTGTTGCACGGCTGGCTGATGGCTGAACCCGATGGCCGAACGCAGGCTGGCTCGCCCGGTGCGCAGGTCGAACACTGCCAGGTGCACAGGGCTGGCTACGCCGGTGCCGAAGTCCTGCCAGGCCTCGTAGCAGGCGAAGGCAACCTCGTACTTGCTGATCGGGACGAACATCGGCGCCAACGGCCAGAGCTTGTAGCTGCCCGTTGGCGGCATCAGCACCGGGCTGGTACCGGACGAAAAGACCGGGATCGTCGGCCCTTGAATGCCAGCGCCCAGCTCCTCGAAACGAACCGGGTACACCACCGCCGGCAGTTCCTGGCCAGCGGTGTCCAGCAGGGTGACCGAGAACTCCAGCCGGCCGGACGCCAAGTCGGCGGGCATGAAGGGGCCCTCACCCAGGCTGAAGATGCCGGAGCGGTTGCCCTCCATCCGCCAGGTGACTTCGACCAGCCCGCCCGGGAGTGGAATGGTGGCCACCGGGTTGACCGCATGGACCCGGGCTTCATCTAGATGCCCGGCCACCCAGACGTCGAAGGGCCGGCGCCTGCCCGGGTTGGTGGGGTCAGCGCTGTCCCACACTTCGTGCGTCAGCTCGGCCACCTGGAAGTCACCGTCGAGGCCAACCTCGAAGCGCACAGTGGCAGCGCCCCCGGCGTCGACGTACTCGAAATCCCAGCCCGCGCCTGGGTCGGAGAGGGTCGCATTGAGCGCGCAGAGCCTGGCGTTCACCACGAAGCGCCCGTTGAACCAGGCGACACCGATGGCATCGGTCCAGTTGGGTCGGCTACCGCCGGCCGGCACAACGCGCCCACCCGCCTCCCAGGCATCCCAGAATGCAGACCAGGCATTCTGCGGCGCCTCGAAGGGCGAGCTGATGGAGCGCCGGGGCCTGGCCAGCCATGGGCCATTGTGGAAGAAGTCGACGCTGTGCTGGTCCGGCGACCAGAGCCTGCTCCAGGCGACGGTGGCCGGCTGCTGCCCGGCCTGGGCCGCCTGGTAGTTGAGCAGCAGGAACAGCAGCGCACTGTTCCCCCAGCTGTGAGCTGCGTCCGGGTCAACGTTCGTCACCACAGGCAGGACCAGCAGGGTCCACGGCCCGGTGGATGCCGATGCACCCTGCATCCCCTGGTACTCGAAGGACATGTAGCCCAGGTTGGTCCTGGCGAGCAGCCGATAGCCGGGGGCGTACTGCTCGATGAACGACTCCGCCAACCAGTAGCCGGGAAGTGCCTCGGATCTGGGGTAGGCCTGGACACCGCTGTACACCAGGGACCCAGCGGGCACCTGGTCGGCGGAGTCGTAGGGATAGCTGCTGCCCGGCGCCGGGTAGACCCGCAGGGCGTGAGCCCGGATGACGTCGCGGTGCGCGGTGCTGTAGGACCTCCACAGGAAGGCCTGCTGCCAGGGCGCGAGCGGCCCCTGCTGGGTTGGGTCGAACCCCAGGGCAACGAACTTGGGGGCCACCGTCTTCGGCTCCACGTCCTCGTAGTCCAGCGGGGCGGACGCCAAGCCGACGCGGCTGTCGAACTGATCGCGGGGGCCAGTGGGGTAGGCATTCCCTCGGTCGTCCAGTCGCGCGTCGAAGACCAGCAGTTGCCCCGGGGGGTCGATGATCACTGCCGTGGCGGAAGCGCCATTGCGCGTGGCGCGTATCAGGTAGCCGTCGATGATCTCGGAATTCGACTGGCGGTTGAACCGGACCAGCCGCAAGGCCAGGCGCTTCGCGCGGTCCAGCAGGTAGGTCCCCGACACGCACAGCGACTTGGCGTTGACGATGGCCATCAGGAGAGCCTCCGGCTGGATGCTGCTACCGATGTTTCGACAGTGGCCAGTTCCGCCTGGCTGGCCGCGTAGATCTTCAGCTTCAGGCGCCAGGATCGCCCGGTGACCCCTTTGGCCGTGGTGGCGCGCAGGGTCGGCTCCCGGGAGACGACTTTGTAGGTGTGCTCGGCGCCATCGTCCGCACGAAGCACGGCCAGCACCTGGCCGTCCGTACAGAGCCCGAAGTACACGGCATCCACTCGCTTGAGCTGGTTGGTCCCGTAGTCGGTGGCACCGAAGTCCACCTGCATGTCGACGGTGTCGCCGTCGTCATCGCCCGGCGCGATCCGGTAGATCCCGTCCTCCCGGACACCGAACGAGCCGTAGGGCGTGCGCCCGATCGCCAGGAAGTCGAAGCCGGTGTAGCGCGTGATGGCGCCGGTGAGGATGTTGGAGGCGTACTGGATGCCCTCCAGCTGCGGGATGTTGGACTGGGTGCTCACCAGCACCTGGTCAGCGAAGGCCAGGTCGACATCGCCCTGCTCTGCCATCAGGCTGCCGGCGAAGATGGTCTCGAACCACTCCAGGCCCTCGGTGATCTCCACCTCCAGCAGCACGTCGTCGCCGACGGTCACGGTGGAGATGAAGCTGGCCTGCAGGTCGGCGCCGAGCGAGAACGTGTCTCGCACCAGGATCGGCTCGCCGAACTGTGCCGAGCTGCTGTCCAGCCAGGGTGCGTAGCCGATGCCGATATAGCCGCCGCGGTAGACGCCCACGCCCTGGGAGTAGCCATGCTCCCCGCCTACGCCCTGGGCGGCGGCTGCCACACCGGACCCGCGACCGACGCCGCCGCTGATGACTCGACCGGTACCGAGCGGCTTCGGTCCGTACCCCACGCCGTAGGAGAAGGAGATCTCGGGGAACCCGGCGCGCCCATCGCCCTGGTAGCCGCCCCGGTAGACGCCGACGCCCTGCGCGTAAGCGCGGTCGCCGCCGATGCCCAGGTAGCCGCCACGGAATGTCCCGACACCGCCATTGGCGGCGGGCGTCGCCTGGCCCTCGATGCCGATGTCAACGGCGGCGCTGGAGTGGTTCAGCGTGTGGCCGACCGCGCTGCTCTGGATACCGACACGACCGGACGCCGAGCTATACCGCCGATCGCCAACACGGCCGAGGGCGTAGCCGCTGACGCCTACGCGCCCCTCCGCGCGGGGGCGCCGGTCGAAGCTGGCCGTGATGCCAACCCGCCCGGATGCCTTGCCGAAGTTGTAGTTGGCCAGCAACGGGTCTTCAACGAAGTCGCCGGCCGCGTACAGGGAGACGTCGAGCCGCGCGAAACCGGTGCTCGGGGTTGGACTGGTGCGGACCACCACCCCATCCACCAGGTACTGCACGACCCCCTTGGACCTGGCCACGCGCAGGACCGGGCGGGCCGACAGTGGCGTGGCCACCGACTGCACCACCACACCGCCTTCGTAGATGTCCAGGGCGCCCTGGTGGCCGTAGAACGCATGGCTGCAATCGGCCGGGCTCACGGTATCGGAACGGCTGTTCAGCCCCACCACCGCGCCAACGGAGCTGGGTCCGATGATGAACTGGGCGTAGCCGTCGCCGAGCAGGCCGCCTATGGATTGGCCACCACTGTTCCAGCCGGGCAGCGCGTCGTACACCACCTTGGGAGGCACCGCAGGAACAGCAGGCGTGGCCGGGTAGCAGCGCGTCTCGTAGTACCACACCAGCGGCCCACCCGCGCCGCCGGCCCCGACGAACATGTCGCGGATCTCCGGCGGCACGCCGACCACCTTCGGGCCGTAGAGCGGGCGTCCTGACGCATCAATGCCAACCTCACCGTAGTAGGGGTTCCCCAGCTTCTGCTGGGTGAGCATCTGGGTCAGGCTGGCCATCAGCTGCAGGTTGTTCGCATAGGCGCCGAAGTCCGAGAACACCGGGACGTCCACGCAATACGCAGGGATCGCCGGCACCCCCGGCGTCCCGGGGATGTTCCGCACCGCCGGGACCTTACTCAGCCGGTTGGCCATGGCCGCTCCTTAGAACTCGGGAAGCGCGATCGCGTAGGCCTCAAGGCGCTGCACAGCGCCCACCACCAAGGCCGTGCTGCTGAAGTTCAGATCCGCGCCGGCAATGGCGACGCTGCCCTGGATGCGCACAGCGGAGGTAGAGGCGGCATCGGTATCCGCCGGCAGCACAAAGCGGAAGAAGGTCGCGGCGCCGGCCGCAGCGACGGTGCCCCGCCAGTCTTCGGCCAGGTTCTTGGTGATGACGCCACCCGGCGCATCCGCCTCCCAGGTCAGGCCTGCGCCGGCGTCGGTCTTGATCGTCAGCAGCAACTGGTTGGACGCGGCGATGGCAGCGTCGACGCTGGCAGGCTCGGGCCCGGAATAGACCCGCAGCTCACAGCCGTTGAGCGCGGTGCGCAGCGGCGCCACCGCAAGCAATGCCCGGCGCAGGCCGGTGCTGAATTTCAGGCTCATGTCAGTCTCCGCGGATGACGATGTCGTTGAGGGCGAAGGTATTGATGGCGCCAGCCACCACCGGCAGTGCCGCCGGCAGCGGCAAGGCCGCCAGGAAGTTGCCTCCAGACGCGGCATCCCAGATGCCGAGGTGCGTCACCGAGTAGCTCGCACCGGCCGCCGCCGCGTTGAACACCACGTCGGCGCTGTTGCGGGCGCGGTAGATGGTTCCGGACAGGCTCTTGACCAGGGAGGTCGCCTTGCGCGCGTAGTTCGCATCGACACCTGCCGCCACTTCGTTGGCGCCGGTCGCGCCGGGGTCGCCGGTGTGCGCCGACACGTACTTGGTGGAGTTGGTAAACAGCAGGTCGATGATCTGCTCGCTGGTATAGGTCGGGGTCGACATGAGGGCCTCACACCACGTTCGTGGGAATCAGGGACAGTTCCGCGCGGACGCGCAGCACCTGGCCGGCCTCCACGTCCTTGGGGGAGTTGAAGCGCGCCACCGACAGCAACATCCCGGTGTTGCCGCCCTTCTCCGAACTGGACACCAGGAAGCCGCCGTACAGGCGCTTGTTCTGGTTGGAGGTGAACACCGCTCGGCTGGCTGCGTTGGTGATCAGGCCGTTGGTGTTGACCCGGTTCCACAGTGGGCGGGCGGCCTCGCTGTACCCCACGAACTCGCCGATGACGCCTGGCAGGTCAGACGCCAGCGCGCCGGAGGCCGGGAGGTAGTTGTTCTCGAAGAGGCCGACGTAGAAGGTGCCGATCGGCGAGGTATCGCCGAACATGGCCTGGGCCATGTAGTTCAGGCCGGCGAGCGGCACCAGGTTGTGCTCATACCACTCGCTTACCAGGCGGCCCTCCTCCATCAGCTCGAAGTGGTAGACAAAGCCGAATGTCACGGCGTCTTCGTTTCGAACGTGCATCATTCAATCTCCATGTCGAAGGAGTCCTCGACGCCGAGGGTGTTGGGGGCCACGGCCCCCTTCATGGTGGTGACCAGCATCTGCAGGCCGTTGTTGTCCACGACCCCGGCCGTGGCAGTGGCCGCCAGGCTGGGTGCGTAGCGCTGTTGTTGGGGCAGGCTGACGGTGCCGTCGACCTGGGCGATGGCCATGCCGTACTGGGTCATCCAGGCGGCCTGGCCACCCGGCAGAGTGACCCCGCTCCCGCGGACGGCACCGAAGCCGAAGATGTCGCGCTGCGAGGCGTCTTCGGTACCGGGCGCCATGAGCAGGTAGGTGCGCTGGCCAGCGGCGATGAATATGCCGGCGTCGTTGGCCGCCACCATGTCGATGGCCGCGCCGTACTGGACGAAGCCGAAGGCAGGATTCACCAGGTGCGGCGCGAACGGCTCGGTGATCCAGAGGGCAGAACCCACCACCAGCACCAAGCGCCCCTTGTAGGCGGTGACATGCGTGGCCACCGGCGGCTGCACGAGGTTGGTAGTGGTCAGCCTGGCGCTGGAGTCGGTGACGCTGGTCAGGCTGAAGCCATCGGTGTGGCTGCTCGACTGCAGGTAGAGCGTCTCGCTATTGGCGACGCTGGCGTAGATGCGGCAGCTGGTGGCCCCCGCCGGTGCAGTCCACAGCAGGTCGATGGAGCCAGGCGCCTCCAGCGTGACCAATAGGGGCGCCGCCCCGGATTCAGCGCCGAAGCGATCGAGGGCCGTGACCGCCACCCGGTAGATGCCGGCCGGCAGGTTGCCGCTGCTCAACACCACGCGCGGCATGATCTCGGGTAGTCCCCAAGGGCCAACCTGGTCCCCGCGCACACGGATCATGTCGATGGCGGAGCACAGGAAAGCGTCACCATTCAGCTCTGCGCCGCAGAGACCACCGGTAGCCGGAGCAGCACCGATGGTCCGAAGTTCGTTGGTGGTGGCCGAGTACTGCAGCAGGTTGCCGCCGGCAGCCACCAGCAGCCCGTCCCGGTACGGAACCGCGCCATGGGCACCTGCGAGGCCGGCCACCTTCCGCTGGCCGGCCCGCTGCTGCAGGCCGCCACCGCCCACCGGGTCGAGGTTGAGCAGGTCGCGCACCTGCTTCGGCGGGATGCGGTCCACCTGGGCCAGGTTGTTCATGCCCTCGGACCAGTCGTCGACGCGAACCAGCTCAGGCATGACTACCACCTGAACCGAATGGGCCGAGATGCCGCAGAACGACGCCGCAGGCCAGCCTCGTAGACGCCCTGGCACTCGTTGTCGAAGAGGGCGCGGGACGCCATCGCCTTGTCCGGGTCGTAGAGCTCCCCGTCCTTGTCCATGTAGGCGATGAAGCGCATGTAGTGCAGCAGGTGCGGACGGTAGTCGCTCGGCACGTCGGGGATGTTGGAGCCCTTGTTCACCTCGCGCAGCGGCTTGCGCACCACGGACAGCACCAGGCTGCCAGCCTCGGCCGGGGTCGGCACGATGCGCATCTGCCCCTTCACCACGTCCGCGATCAGGTACCGGGGATACCCGGCGCGCGGCAGGCAGGAGCGCGGGATCACCCCGGGCGCCAAGACCTCAAGGTCGCGCTCACGCGGGGTGACGATGGAGGCCTCGACGATGTCGAGGATCGATTCGGAAAGCGGCAGGTCACGCTCGCCTGCGGCGAAGTCGGCCTCGATCTCGTCGTAGACGATCCTGGTCTGCTCGCAGAACGCCGTCAGCGCCCCGTTCACGGCCCGCACGAGCTTGTCGTCACTCCACAGGAACGGAGCAACGGCGTCCTTCTCGTCTTCCCGGAAGGCCTTGATCAGGTCGCTGACGGTGTTCATGGCCACGATCAGGCGTCCGCGTCGTCGTCGAGGCTTGCCTCGAAGACCGCCCAGGCGGTCTCGAACTCGTCGCGGGTCACGCCGAAGCCGGCCTCTTTCTTCAGCGCGTTCAGGCTCGGTCGGCCATCGCCGTTCAGCTCCGAGTCGTCCTTGCGCTCGAGGATGGCCTGGATGGCCTTGACCACGATCTCGGTCTTCTGCCCCTCGGGCGGGCTTTCTTCCTCGCCGAGGTTCAGGCCGACGACACTGCAGCCGGCGGCCAGTGCGTCCTTGCGAAAGCGCAGCGGGACGAGGGTGCCTTCCTTGTCATCGCTCGGGTCCACGGCGTAAATCACAATGGAGTGGCCATCGGTACGGCTGATCTGTAGCAGGTCCTGGCCACGAGGCGGCAGGAAGCGGACGTTGTCTTGACTCATGGTGATGCCCCTGTATTGGGTGAAGGAAACAGGGGCCGGCTGCCCGGCCCCCTGCCAGGTCAGCCCTGGGTCCACTCGGCCTTGCCGGTGTCGATGTACTCGACGAACAGGCGAGCCTTGCCGGTGGTTGCCGCAGCGCCGGTGCTGGCGTAGGTCACGGTCAGATAGCCCTGGGCAACCAGCTCATAGCCGGTAATGTCCAAGTCCTTCTTGCCCGTGGTCTTCAGGTCCACCGGAGTGGCGCTGTAGCGGTCGTCATCCGCCGCGTCGCCCACCTTCAGGGTCGCAGTGGTCGCGGCGTTGAACGCCTCGTCCACCACGATGAAGGCGCGGGTCACGATGGCGCCGGCCGGCAGCTGAACCGCTTGCTGCACAGCGCCGTCGGCAAAGCTGGCGAGGGCGATCGCCTGGAGGGCGAAGGCCACGCACTGCCGGTTGTAGTTGCGGGAAATGCTCATGGTCTCAGCCCTCAGCCCAGGTAGTGGTCGATGGCGAGCACGCCGAAGTCCTCGACCGACTTGTCGTAGATCGAGTAGAACTTCGGCTTCAGCAGCCCGAACATCTTGTCCACGGAAATGCCGACCTTGGAGTCGTAGTCGAACTTCTTCTCGACCCACTCCGGCACGCTCAGGTCAGCCATGCCCAGCGCCTGAGCGCCGCACAGCAGGGTGCGGGTGCCGTTGACGTTGCCGTCGGCGCCCCACTTGCTTCCGGCTGCGGCGCCGGTAGTGCTGTACACCATGCGGTGCTCGTGAAGGATCGCGCCGTCCACGGTCACGGTGCCGCCGGTGAAGAACGGGCTGTTGGCACCGTCCTTGGTGGCGATCGCCACGACCGCGCGCAGGTAGTCCGCGTCCTTCTTCAGCTGCGCCAAAGTGCCGGGCTTCACCAGGAGCACGTAGTACTCCTTGCCACCGGCCATCAGCGGCTTGATGTAGTGGTCCTTCGCGTAGGCGACGGCGTCCACGATCATCTTGTAGCTGGCGGTAAAGGCGCTGGTGATGGCCGCCGTGCTGCTAGGCACGAGATTGGAGCCGTTCCACATCAGGTGGCGCTTGGACGAGGGGGCAGTCACGTCGGCGGCGAAGCTCAACTGAGGGAACGGCGATTTTTGCCGCGGGCTGCCGTCGGTGTTGACTGCATACGAGATGCCCGACAGGGTCAGGAAAGCCAGCTGGTCGATACGGTTCGAGAGCCAGTAGGCCAGGCGGCTCTTGGCCTGCTCGCGGAAGTTGATGACCGTCTTCTGGTCGGCGAGCTTGCCCTTGTTGCGCACCTGGTGGGAGATCAGGTCGATGCTCAGCTCGACTTCGAAGTTCTGGATCTCTTCTTCGTTGCCTTCACGCTGGTCGTCGCCGATCACACCATCGTCGACCAGGTCGGCCACGAGCTGCATGATCACCCGCTCACCCTTCTCGGTCTGGGTCAGCTCGGTGATGCGCTGGATCATGGCGCCATCGCCAGTACCCAGGAATTTCTTGATGAACATCTGGTCGCGGGCGGCTTCCCACACATCGCGCGACCAGACGATTTTCTGCTTGGCGTTCAGCCGCGCAAAGTTGGTTACGGACATGGCCGTCTCCTATCGTCGAATTGCTGTCGTCGGGTCTGGGTTGTGTCGCCACCCTGGCGAAGACGGGCTGTTGGGGAGTGCCCGGGAACTCGGGTGCAGGTAACGCTCTGCGGGCGAGAACGCCGTGTCTCGGCGAGCGAGCAGCAGGAGGTGGCTGCGTTGCTGAGAATCGCCCCGGCTCTGCCAGCCCGGGGCGCCCCTCACCTCCACGGGGCCGTCCGATGGCCCTCGATGCACTGGTTATGTAACTGGCGAGCCGTCGTCAACGGCTGATGAAGTCTCCGCGCAAACGTTTTTTCTCCTCGGCGGAGAGCTTGGCGTAGTCGTCTTCCGACATGTTGGCCACGTCGAAAGCGGCACCGCGCTCGCCCACACCGGGGGTCAGCGGCGGAGTTGCGCGCTCGCGCTTGAGGTTGCGGTCAATCTGCTCGGTCGTCAGCGTCACCCCTTTCTTCGGCGCCTTGTCGACGCTCACAGGCTCTGCGTAGCGCGGCCCGACCTTGTCTACGGCCCGGGCCAGCGCCTTGGCCATGGGCTCACCCTTGGCGATGTAGTGGTCCCGCAGCGCAACGACTTCCTCGATCGCGTCCATGTTGGGCTCGCTCCCCTGGTAGTCGAGGAAGGGGAATTTCTCGTAGGACTCCTTCAGCACCGCAGGCAACGCCGCCTGCTGCTGTCGTTGCGCGGCCTCCTGGGCACGCTGCTGGTACAGGGCTTCGGCGCGCTGCTGCGCGGCCTCTTCGATCTCCTTGCGCTCGGCCGCACGGATCTCGCGACGGATCGCCTTGGCCGCATCGGCGTCGCCCTCGAGGATCGCCTGGTTGTAGCGGTCCTCCGCTTCGTCGTAGTCGAAGGACTTGGGCTTCGGGTCCTCCTCCTTCTTGGCCGGCACGGAGCCCCTGGCGCGGGCCAGTTCCTCCTCCAGCTCCAGGCGACGCTTGCGCTCTTCCTTGAGGCTCTCGTTCACCTCGTTGAAGCGGGCATGGGGTACGGTGGCGGACTTGCCGGTACCGGCGATCTTGGCGAGGGCGTCCTCGTCGAGCTCGTCGTCCTGGTCGTCACCGTCCAGGCCTGCGTCCTGCTCGCAACCATCCAGGTCATCGTCCTGGTCGCCTTCTTCCAGCTCCAGGTCTTCGTCCTCTTCGGGGAGGAGCTCAGGGTCTACATCGTCGCCGCGGTCCTCGGCGCCCTCCTCTTCTTCCTCTTCTTCCTCAACGCTGGAGCCCAGCAGCTCGGGGTCCGGCTCGTCGTACTCGGAGACGACACGGCCGGCAAGGATGGCCAGGGCCAGGTCGTCGCTGGCGTGCTTGATGCTGATCGGTTTCATGGGTGCCCCCTTGGGTGGTTAACGCGCGCTGAGTTGCTTCAGCTCGGTGAGTTTTTCGCCAGCCATGCGCCGCACGGCGGCCATGCGCTTGCTGTCCTTCTTGATTTCCTCGGCCCTGAGCAGGGTTCGGAGGTCGTCTTCGATGCGCCACTTGTCGCTCTCGGCGACCTGCGGTGCGCTGCCTTTGCTCATGCTGCGGCTCCTTCAATGCGCGGGGTTTCGATGCCGGCCTTCAGCCCTACGCCAGGGTTGGCCGGAGTCAGTGGGTTGGTGTTGGTGGGCAGCCCCCCGGCGATGCCGGGGCCGTTGTAGCTGGGGACGATCGGCGCTATGTCCTGGTCGACGTAGCCGGCCGAGCGCAGCAGCGCATCGGCCAGGGCGGAGGTGGCCGGGTTGACGGAGATGGTCCCGGCTGTCTGGATCGCGCTGTACTGCGACTCCACCGAGGTGTTGACGGCCTCGTTGACCGTCTTCTGGGTCTGGGCCTCGGTGAGCTTGACCTTGGCCTCGGTGAGCGGGTCGACCGGCGGTTGGCCCTGCTGCTCCATTGCTTCGAGGATCTCGGTCTTGTCGGCCAGGTTGCTGTGACGAACCACGAACTGCGGCGGGATGCGGATGCCCTTGTCGAGCATCTCGATCAGCTGCAGGAACTGGCTGTTCTCGAAGGTGACCTGCAGCGGGACCTCGGTGATGACCACGTCGTACTCGCCCAGGGTCAGGTCGTTGAGCACGGTGCCGTCGTTGGCCGGGTAGTTGAGGTACAGGGGCTGGGTCTGCTCCTTGCCGTTGGAATCGGTCTCGGTGATGCGGACGATGCGCGGCTCGTCGTAGAAGCCCTGGATCAGCTCCAGCGCCCGGCTGGCCAGCAGCGCGCGGGTGCGACCGAGGTTGTCCAGCGGCACGGCCAGGCCCTGCTGGGCAGCGAACTGCTTGGTCTGGATGGCGATGCCGCTGACCTCGCGCCCCTGCCCGCCTGCCATGGCGTCGTTGATGCCGGTGGTCTCGTCCACCAGGCCCGAGGCCCGGTCGATCATTCGGTCCACGCCAGTCGGCACCTGGTTGGGCGAGATTTTGCGGGGGATCTTGTCGGTCGGCGTTCCATTCTTGAGGACCAAGTTGAGGCCGGTTTCCGCGCCCCTGTCCTCGATGTCCTCCTCGCGCATGTTGGCGATGGTGTCCGCCCAGCTGATCCAGCCGCTGTTCGCCGTGGTGTTGATGATGTGCAGGAACTGGCTCAGCGACTTATTGAGCATCTGCTGCGGGCCGATCGCGTTGTCGACCAGGCCGCGTGTCTTGCCGCGACGGAAGAAGGGGAAGTACGGCACCACGGTGAAGTGGTTGTAGGGCGACCAGTCGTCATGGAGCGTGGTGCACTGGGTGCTGACCACCCAGCGCACGCGACGCATCCGGCGATCGGCGATCACGACACCCTTCAGGGCCGCAGTCTGCTCCTCGCTCAGGTCGTCTATCGGGCGGATGTCGCCGGTGAGCGTGATGGCCACCTTGCGCTTGACCATCCGCCAGAACTGGCGCTCGATGACGCGCACCCGCCGGCTGCCATCGGAAAGCTGAGTGGTCCCCATGCGATCAGCGAAGCCGGTGTCGTCGTTGCCGAACTTGTTGCGCTGTTCGTCATCGGCATCCTCGCCATAGTCGCTGTCGTCGGGCTTCTCCAGTTCGACCTCGCTGCGAGCCTCGGTCCCGTAGTTCTCCTCGATCTCGTCGTAGGTCAGCCACTTGGCGATGGTCACGTCGGACCAGCCGTCGGGGTCATAGGATTTCGCGTCAGGGTCCGGCACCACGTCCAGCGGGTCGAGGTCGGTGATCTGGATCTCGCCCAGCAGGCTGTCCTTGTAGGTAACGCGGATGTCGTAGTAGCCGCGCTGCTGGATCAGCCCGTCGGCAAACACCTGGGTCTCGGTCCAGTGCAGCTTGTTGTTGTCGGCCACCTGCATGATCAACTTCGACAAGGTGGTGGCGCGGGCCTGGTCGGCATCGCCACCACGCGGGCGGAACGCAATGTCCATGCGGTTGTGGATCTGGTAGCCGATCGCCGAGTTGACTTTGCCGAGGATCTGGTTGAACTCGAACGCCGGCCGCCCGTTCTCGCGCAGCTTCTCCACGTCGGCCTGATCCCACTGCAGGCCGCCCCCCAGGTACATGCCCTCGTTGATTTTCGCCTGCCGGCAGTAGTCGCGGTGGCCACGGTTGCGGCCGTACTCGTAACGCTGCCAGTTCTGGCGCGCCGCCTGGTTGCGGTCGGTCGATTGGGGCTCGGTAGCGGTCGTCATCTCATCCACTCATGGCAGTTTTGCGGCCTCGGGAAGCCAGGTACTTCCGCTTCCACGCGGGTACCTCTATGTCACTGGCTGCGATTGGCAAGGCGAAAGTGAGGGCGAGTGCATCGCCAGCGTCGGGGGACTTCCCGGTGTCCTCCTTGATCTTTTCCTTCGGGTCCAGCTTGATCTGGCCGTTGGAGCTGTAGCGGTAGCTGGGCGCCGTCAGGTCGCTGTGCAGGCTGTCGTCGTCCGGGATCGACGGGGTAATGAGGTCGTGCAGCCACTCGGCCAGCAGGCCCCACATCTCGGAGCGCTTGTTGAAGTACTTGCGCTCGTCGATGGCCTTGTCACCGAAGTTCACGGCCGTGACGCGGTCGCTGTAGCCCAGCTCCACCAGGCGGTCGTAGATGCCGGCGCCGAGCCCGCCGATGTCGATGAACACCATGCGGATGGTGCGATCGTCCTCAAGGAGGCGGACGATCTTGCCGACCACGGCCATGGTATCGAGGCCGTTGACCTTCTCCAGGCCCCAAGCCTTGCGCCCCTGCCGGTGGATGATGGCCGTGTCGTCGTCGCCGAAGCGCGCGGGGTCGACGCCGACGACGTGGGCGCCTATCGCCTGCAGGTGCTTCGGGTTGACCTTGCGCGCCTTCTGCACGCGCAGCGTCTGGATCAGTGCCTTGTGGCCGACCTTGGTGAATGCCAGGTCCGGGGTGGCGGGATACTCCTGATTGAAGCGGTCGAGGTCGCCGGCGAACTCCGAATCGATCTTCGCCCGGCGCCAGGCCATCTGCTCCAGGTCGAGGCCGAAGGTCTCCATGTACTCTTCGTCATCGGCATCCATCTCGAAGTCGGCCGGCACCTCCCGGCGGTACTCCTCCTGCACGAACCACGGGATGAAGATGGCGATGAAGTCGCCCTTCCCCGCCGTGGCCTGCACCCACATCTTGTGGAACAGGTTGCCCAGGCCGTCGGCCGTCGATTCCAAGATCATCTCGCTGCCGGGCAACAGCGGCACGGTCTGGCCCAGGCCGGCCATGATGTCCTGCGCGTTGGGCCAGAACGCCACCTCGGAGCCGTGCAGGTACTGGACGGTGTCCGAACGTCCAGCGTTGGGGGAGCCTGCGGTGGCCACGGCGTAGCCGCTGCGCAGCTTCGCAAAGCTCAGTTCGGTCCCCGAGTTGCTCTTCGTCGCCGGCCGCAGCGTGTCGTCGCTCAGCTCCAGGAAGGTCTTCACCATCCTGAAGAGGTTCCGCGTGGCATCGGCCAGGTGAGTGAGGATCATGGTGCGCTTGCCGAAGCGCATGCTGGTCCGCTTGTAGAAGCGGGCACCGGTGTAGGTGCTGACGCCCTGCTGCCGCCCCTTGAGCACGATGGCCCGGACCCAACCGGAGTGCTGCAGCTGCTGCTCAAGCCGCTCGTGCAGCATCCGCTGGGCAGCGTTCCACACGAACGGGATGACCTTCCCGTCCTTCGTGCGGATCTTCAGGTTCTTGGCGCAGTAGAGCTCGTCATCCTCTAGCAGGCGCGCCAGCATGTTGTCGGCTGTTGTCATCCGATACCCCAGGTGCGATGGGGTTACCGGATGTCACTGGAGAGCGGCTGTCTATAGGGATCAGCTGCCGGCGTAGATGATGAAGTTGGCGACGACGAAGGCAGGCCGAATGTCCACGGCCTCACCACTCCCGGCGCTGGTGGTGTTGCCGCTCAGGCCGGTCTGCAACGCGGCAGCGCTGAGGTCCGCAGCGGCATGCCAGATGCCGGCAGCAGCTGGCGATCCATTGGCCGCTGCGCCGATACAGCCGCCGTCGATAGGCGCAGTCGCGCCAGGCGTCAGCGTGGAAACCCGTAGACCGGCCCCATCGCCTGCCAGCCCATGGGTATGCGCGGGCATCTGGCTGGCGGACAGCGTGACGCTGTCTGCACCACCCGTGCTACCGAGGGCATTGCCGGCCCCAGAGCCGGCGCCCCGCATCACGCGGCCGGAGCTGTTCGGCAGGGCGAACGTGTTGATGCCGTCGCCCCCATAGGCGTTGCCGATCACCTCGAACAGCTGCGGGTGCTCGGCGATGCTCAGCACCTGGCCCTGGCACAGCAGCCAGCCGGCCGGCGCGGTGGCACCGGCGAAGCCTCTGATCTCGCCCACGTTCGGCAGCGCCGTCAGCAGCAGCTTGATATCTGCGCCGATGGCTACCGCCAGTTGGAGGATTCCGCTGGACATCGTCATGGTCAGGCCTTCGCGGTGTTGTAGGCGGCAACGAAATCGGCCTCGGGGTCACCGATGCCGATGTTCTGGCAAGCCTGCAGACGTTCGGCGGTAGTGAGCGTCTGCACGGCGTCGATGCGCACGCGCTTGGTTAGTGCTGTGGAGATGGTCGCAGCGAAGGTCGGATCGTTGCCGAGGGCGTCCTGCAGCTCCTTGAACGTGTCCAGAGCAGCGGAGGCACCGCCGATCAGGTCCGACTTCACTGCTGCCTTGGCCAACTCGATGGTGTCGAAAATCTTGTCCGCCGACCAGGTGACGCCGGTGTCGCCGTTGCCGGCGCTGTCGTTGATCTGCACTCCACCAGCACCGACCAAGGCGAAAATTTCGTTGATGGCCGCCACCAGGTTGCCCTTGGCGGTGGTGGACAGGCTGGTCAGGTCGCCCTGCCGGTCGCGGAGGATTTTGACGTCGGCGCCGATGGCCTGAGCCAGGGCGGTGAGGCGGGTTTCCATGGTCATGTTGGTCTAGCCCTTTGCGAGGATGTAATAGGCGAGCGGGTCCGGCGTCAGGTCGTCGCTGACGTAGAGCCCGTCGGGTCTTAATGCGAGACGGTTGTCGGGGTCTTGGCTGATCTGGACACCGTCGAGGCCGTCGCTGCCCTTCGGCCCCTGCAGACCGGCCAGCACCAGGAAACGGCGCCCGGCGTCCAAGGCCAGGACCTGCGGAGCTGAACGCGCAGCCGTCACGGCAACGGAGCTGCCCCGGGCGACGAGCACGCCGCCCGGTCGACTGCGCACCACCAGGTGGGCCGTCATACGGTCACCTCGCCCTCTACGGTGATCGGGCTGATGGCGGTCACGGCGTAGACGCTGCCGTCCGGGGCGATCGCCTCCAGGTCGTAGACGGCGCTCGACCAGGTGAGCGCGGCAGCTGCAGCAGCGTCGACGCGCAGCACGAAGCACGCGCGGGCCACGTCCACCACTGCCACACCATCAGGGTTCTGGCTCGGGTCGCTGTCCCAGCTGAAGAGCGGCGTACCAGTGGCGCCAGCCTTGGTGCGCACCTGCGCCCGGCACCGCCAGCCCGTCAGGTTCACCGGGCGGTTGAACACCACCAGCCCGCCGCCGGCGTAGTCCTTCCAGCAGTGGGCGTTCACCCGGTTGAACTCGATGGTGTTGGCGTCCACCACCTTGGTCTTGTAGTAGGGCTCGTCGCCGTTGGGGTCGTTGTTCAGCTCGGCCGGCGCCTTGACGCACTGGACCTGCACCGGCCAGCCGTCCGGGATCTGGTGCCCGGTGATGGCCAGCTGCGCGGGCGCCTTCACCGGCATGGCCTCGATCGGCAGGAAGACCTGCTCCTCGTCGGCGTAGAGAAAGGCGAACTCGGCGGTCTTGCCGCGGGTGATCTTCAGCGGGATCTCAGGGGCATCAGGCGCCATCTCGGGCCTCCTGGCGCTTGGCCCGGACCTCGGCGTCGATCTCGCGCACTTCGGCTTCACTCAGGCCCTTGCCTGGGTGCAGCACCTCGGAAAGCCAGGACAGCAGGCGGTAGCCGTTGTACGTCTTGCCGTCAGCGTTGAGAGCCGCTTGGCCCATGGTTCGGGCGCGGCGGGGGTCGGAAGGGTTGGGCATGGGAGCGGCCCCTGTCGTAGGTGGGTGACAGGGTCGACGCTATGTCACTGGCGCAACGTGGCAAGGGGAACGGAAAACGCCGTTGCGCTATGCTGGCGACATGCCAGACAACTGAGGTCTATATGGAAGTACACCAAGTTATTTCGCTGTTCCAATCTATCGACTTCGCGCCACTTAAAGACATATTCGACCTCAACGACCTGCGAAACATACTAGCGATATTAGGCGCAATATTTGCCATATCTTCAGCACTGAAAAAATGGGGCCAAAAAGCGACCGCGTCATACTCTATCGAATTTTCAACAATGCACCCGACTTACCCCAGAGACATCACAATTATTAACGAAAAGGACAAGCCCCTTGTCATCCATAGAGTCATCGCAATTTTTGATAACAACCAATACGTAACACTGAGCAGACTAAGCCCTCCCATGGTGATAAAGGGTCTTGAATCGGAAGTTATCGAGCCCGAGCGCATAACCACCTTGAACACCGACACCAACCCCTTTGAAGCCAAAAAGCCAAAATTTGATTTGGCCTTGGTCACCGACACCAAGCTGCTGAAATGCAAAATCAAGCCATCCCCTGACATCAGAACCTTGAAGTACATGGCCAACAAGAAGGAAATCACCAGAACGACATTGTTATTTGACGGCAAGGTTATTCCTAGCAATGCGATATGCGCCCTGACTTACACGCACGAGAACAAGCGGCATGTGAGCTTCGTTCTAGATTACGGACTGATTGTCGACGGCTGGCCCTTCCCGCTTAACTGCCTTGAGCAAGACCAGCTCACTGATCTGAATATGTTCCACTTGGCTATCAAGGTATTAAGGGATAACTGCGCAAGCGATCTTGATTACACACCCCTCAATGACGCGAAACTTTTCTACTCCAGCGAGAAGTCGTAGTCATCCATCAGCGAGCAAACGCTTCAGCCTCTCCTCATACGGCTCCTCGTGCTCCTGCTCATCGAGGTTGTAGGCCTGGCGCTCCAGCGGGATCAGGTTCTTCAGCGCAGTGGACAGGTCCCGCAGTACGCCGGCATGGGTCGGCAGGCTCAGCGCCTTGAGCATCCGGTTGCGTCGTTGGTAGTTCGTATCGCCGGCCGTCTCTTCGATGACCTCGTCTTCCAGCTCCTCCCGTGCGCTCGCTGCCTGCTCCAGCTGGCGGAACAGCAGGTTGACCAGGCCATGACCCTTAGCGATGTCGCGGCGGTGGCGGTTGATCACCTGCAGGTTGGTCTGCACTGCCACTTCGATGTCGCCCTGCGTGGGGGCGTTTCCTGAGCTGGAAACGGTGTTTCCATCCGCTGTTTCCTGGCGCTCCCTCTCCTTGCGCGGCTCGGTCAGCAAGGCGGCACGGGTTCTCTCTCGCACCTCCTCGCTCGCATCCTTCACCCAGTTGCCGGCACTGGCCTTCTTGGAGATGGCACCCGCCGTGGTGCCATGCTTGGTGGCCAGGGCACGCAGCGACAGCTGTCCCACACGAAAGTCGCGCTCGATCGCTTCCCAGTCGATGGTCTTCTTGCTGCTCACTACCACGCTCTCCTCAGTCAAACCAGCCGGTGGCTTCCTGCCCACAGCCTCTGCAACGTACCGCTGCCACCGCATCAGCATTGGCCCGGACGATGTAGAACAACGACGAGCCGCAATCGCAGGTGAACATGGCGTCGCCTACGCTCGGGCCGAATGGATACTTGAACAGCCCACAGTGGGTGCCGCACTCCGGGCACTCCAGTTGCGTCTGCCCCACAGGCGCTACCGCAACCCACTCATGCCGGCAGCGGGTACAGATCGCATCGCCGGTCGCGTGCGGGGCACACCTGGGCGGAAACTCCACGACCTTGCTCATGGGCGCGCCTCATGCACCACCAACGCCTCGGGCTGGGTGGCCACGGCCTTGATGGTCTGGCGGCGCGCCTCCTTCAGCAGGCGGTTGTTCGCGGCGATGTGGTCAGCCAGGCGGCCGGCGGCCTCGATGATCAGGTCACCCAGCTGCTCCAGCGGCGCCTGCACGCGGCCGTCGTTCACGGTGACCAGGTCCTGCCTGCCCTCGAACTGGACGTTGAGCTGAACCCTCCACTTCATGCCCCCCGGACGCACCACGCCGAACGGGCGGGCGATGTACAGGCGGTAGGTGCCGATCTTCGGCTCTACGTGCTCCAGGAAGAGCCGGCGTGCGCCATCGGGGAATACCTGGCCCACCGGAAGCCCCTGGATCTCGGCGGCCACCTTCTCGGCGGCCTGCAGCAGTTCGGTGCGATCCATCAGGCCTTCCTCTTGGCAGCGAAGTGAACGTCTTCCAGGGCCTGCCGGCGGGCGGCCTCCCGCTTGGCATCGCGGCGGGTACGCCACAGGTCGGTCTTGCTGGCTGCCCAGCGGGCCATGTCCGGGTGCATCCGGAACGGGAGCTGGCCAGGCTCGGGCTGCGGCTCACCCTTGCTGGCCACCAGGTGCTCGGCCACCTCGTAGCGGCCCTCCCCCGTGGCGTGGTCCACGAATGCCCGTGTGACGATGAAGACGGTGTGCCCGGCGCGCAGCTCGTGCGCCAGGTAGGTGCGGCGGTTCGACATATCAGCTCTCCAGCGAGGGGGTGCCGTTCATGGCGTGGTGTCAGCCTGGGCTTGGCGGTTGAGCATGTTCATCGCTTTCTCACTTTCATCAGCCCTGACCGACTGGACGAGCGCCGCCAGTTGGTCCTCGGTGAACATGTAGATGGTGGCGTCGAACCTGATTCCCTGGGACGGCGCGCCGCACTCCTCGGCCTTGATTGCGCTGAGGAGCACCTGTTCAGTCATCTGGGCAAGCTGTCGCCAGATCGCACGGAGGGCGCGTAGCCGAATTGCCTCTGCGTCAATGCCGGATAACTCTCCACTGTGAAAGAAAGCCCCGCCATGCCAGCGGGCTCTGGACAACAGCACCCAGGGCTTCTGGTCGAATGGATTGATGTTCATGGTCTGCCCCCTTGAACGGTTACTGGTTGTAGGTGGCCTTCACGGCCTCGACGAGACCCTGGTGGCGTCTCTGGCACTCCAGGTACTGGCCCGACATCTCCACGTCGGCCAGGGTGAGTTCTGCGGGGTCGCCCGTTCCGTCCTCAGCGATCGGCACCGGCCGAAGATACGGACACGGCTGCAGCAGGGACTGGTCCACCAGCACGGGCGGCGTTGATGTTGCGCATCCAGCCAGCAGGCAGGCGGCAAGCAGGGTCCATCGGCTCACGGATGACCTCCTGGCGGGTCTTCTGGTAGATCGTGGTGTTGGTGACGCGGATCTGGGCGATGGCCTGATTCGTGGACGCGGCCACCTGGTCGACGACGCTGCGCGCCAGGGCCTGCTGGTCCAGCTGCGCCTGCAGGCGGATCGCCTCCTCGCTCCCCTCCTTCCAGCCGCGAACACTCCAGCCGATGGCCAGGCCGAGAACCGTCAGGACGGCGTAGGCCGCCAAGCGCAGGGTGTCGATGTTCATAGGCCGCAGAGCTCCGCTTCGCCCTGCCGGCGCTCCCAGACGCCGCTGCAGTACGGTTGGTCGGTCGAGCAGTCGATCTTCACCCCTTCCCGGGTGATGAACCGCCACTGCAGCAGCGCGCGGCAGCCGGCGGCCTGGTTGCCCTGGTTGAGCAGGCGCACCGCGGTGGACTTGCCGCAGGCGGCGTTACCGACGTTGAAGCACCAGCTGCCCACGCCGGCCCAGGCGGGCTCGCTCATAGGCACCCGGATGATGCTGTGCACGTAGGCCAGGCGCTGGCCGATCTCGGTCTTGCGCCAAGCGTCGCACTGGGCCTTGGTCATGACGGTATCGCGGGTGACGCCGGCCGTCTTGCCATCACACACGGTCCAGACCTTGGCGCCGTCCTGGTAGGCCTTCAGCTCGTAGCGGTCGCCGCTCTCCTTCTCCCGGATGAACTGGTCCATGATCTGCGGCGCCGAGGCGCCAGCGGCCACCAGGGCCAGCACGGCGGCACTCAGCGCCGTGCGCTTCCTACTGGTCGTCATCGTTGCGCACCTTCGGCTGGGCCACGAGGCGGAGGAGCACCCCGGCCAGCATGGCCAGGGCGGTGAGGAGGATGCTGGGCAGTAAGCCCAGGTCGAGGACGGCGCGGATCTCGTCGATGAAGGGGCTGGTGGCGGCCAGCAGCGTCAGGGCGACGATCCACCACACGCTGTACATGCGCCAGAAGCGGCGCCATTGCGGGATCAGCTTCATTTGCACTTCCCCGTGACGGTGCACTCCAGCCGCTGTACCTGGCGCTCCAGCTCGCTGGCACGGCCGGCGGCGGCCTTGTAGTCGGTGATCTCGCGCAGCACGAACCACTGCAGCGCGCCGAACAGCACGGCGCCGACGGCGAAGCCGCCTACACAGCGGTTGAGCCAGCGCGTGGCCAGGTCGCGGGCGCCGTGGGCCACCTGGAATGCCGAGTCGAGGTCGGCGCGGATGCTGGCGATCGCCCGTTCGTTGCTCTCCTGGGAGCGGCGGACCTCGGTGTCCAAGCGGTCGCTGCGGTCCTGCAGACGCTGCATCTGCAACTGCATCTGGATGACCACGTCCATTTTCCCGCCGATCTCGGAGACCACGCGGTGGAGGCCGGCGACCTCCTGGTTGAGCAGTGCGAGCTCTGTTTGCATGTTCGGGTCGTCCACGTGGGGCGTCCTTGCGATGTTCGGATGGCTCGACGCTATGTCACTGGCCGACGCCCGCAACCCTTGCAAAGCACTTTCCAGTTACAGAGCGTCGCCGTTTCACATCCCGGGCAACGGCCCAACAGAACGAGGAAACGACGATGGGGCAGAACATCGACCAGGTGGACGACAACGAGTACATGGCAGTGACTGAGGCCATGGCGGTATTCGGCGAAGAGATCGAGCAGCGCGGCAGCCGCACCTGGCTGGGCATCTCCCTGGCCGAGGACGGCTGCGAGATCGCAGCACTGGGCGGCAGGGTCAGCCCCGAGGCACTGGATCGCCTCGAAGCCCTGCTCACCCAGCTCCGTGTGAGCGCCCAGGACGTGCCGGACGGCGAGCCGGTTGTGCTGCACCTCTCGCCGGAGGCCTAACGCGGTCCAGCCAGGGCTCCGTCGTTGAACCGCGACCGCCTGAGCCCTGGCGTCAGCGCCTCCTGCCAGTTGCTGCCCCGGTACCGGCGCTGCCGAACGGTGCCCCACTTCAGCCCCCGCGCCGCCGCCCAGGCAAACGCGGTCATCTCCTGATCGCCCAGCCGCACTGTCATGTCTGCGGCGCACGTCATCTCCTCATGACGCATACCCACCTCCTCACCCGCTGGTCGCTTCCTTTTCCAACTGCAGCGCCAAGGCCTGATACCGGGCCTTGATCGCCTTCAGGTCTTCGATCGAATAGCGGCAGGCCTCATGAGGCCCTTCCAGGGCCTCGACGCGCTCGAGGCCGATCTTCTCGATCAGGCGAGCGCGGTATCCCTCCGCAACGGTGCGGCCCTTGCGGGCGTACTTGCTGGACCCGCCGTTGCAGCTCTTCAGCTGCTTGTGGCAGTTGTCCTCGTTGAACCGCAGCTCCGGGTGCGAGCCGCGCGACAGGTAGTGGCCGGCATCCCATTTGCCGCCGGTGAGCCAGTCCTCGTCCGGGCCGTAGCTGCCACAGCAGATGCACGGCTGATCGCGATCGCGCAGGCGGATGAACTTGTTGAAGGCAGCCTGGGCTTCACTCAGGTGCTTGTGGTGAGGCTTGAGCCGCTGGCGAGCCGCGCGCAGATCGCGGCGCTCCAGCTTCTCCAGGGAAACGCGCTCGCGTGCCTGCTTGGCCTTCGCAATGCTCAAGGCGCAGGCGATGCTGCAGGCCACCTGCAGCGACTTCACGGGGATGAACAGCTCAGAGCAGGCCCGACACTTCTTCGGCCGGGGGGCTTTTGAGGCCCTCATCAGGCCACCTCCGAGGGCATCATCTGCACCATGTCGTTGACCTGGTCTTCGTCCAGGTGCTGCCAGTAGGTGTCGATCAGGTAGCGGCTGATGCCGCGCCAGAACTCGCCGAAGTGTTCCTCAGGCATCTGGTCGAATGCCAGGGACTCCGGCACGCTGCGCGTCACCCGACCCAGCGAGCCGAGGTCGAACACCTCGTCGGTGCAGCAGACGCCGGCATCGCCCTGGAGCTTCTTGATCACCGAGTGCGCGTCCATGCCGGCGAACTTGTCGATGCTCTGCGCCACCAACTGGCCCAGGCGGTGCACCCGCCGGTGGCGGCGCTCGTCACGGGGCTGCTTCAGCTCGGCGCGCACACGGTCGCCGGCCCGGTAGCTGCGCTCCTTCAGCAGGAACCGGTCGACGTCGCTGCCCGCGACCAGGGCCAGGCGCACCTCACCGGTGTCCGGGTCCACCATGCGCTTGAATTCGAGGTACACGGGGCGGGTGCGTTTCTTCGGCGCCGCCTTCTTGGGGGCGGCAGAGGTCGCTGCGGCTTCATTGCGCATGACGCTGCTCCTGTAGTTCCTGGATGGTCTGGAGGGCGGCCCGGCGCTTCTTGGCCAGCTCGCGGCGCTCCTTCAACTTCGCGACCCGGCGCTCCTCGTCCTTCTGCCCAAGGCTGGCGGCCATGCTCTGGCGGATCCGCTGCAGCTGCTCGCGCACGTCCAGGGAGCACTTGCCCTCCCCGGCCTCGGCCTTCAGCGCCTCACGGGTCTTTTCATCGGCGGTCAGCGCCAGCAGGCCGTCAGCAGAGGGGCCCGCCAGCAGCCCGACGATGGCGCGCCCCTCGGCGGTGATCTGGCCGACCGCGTGGTGGGCGAGCAGCGCCTGCGCCTGGGGCGCCGGCAGCCGGCCGAGACGCTCGGCGCTCTCGATCGCACTGGCGCGCCGCTCGGAGTCGTGGCCCAGCGACAGCGACCACGCCAACGGCGTGCCCACCTGGCGCGCGGTGGTGACCAGCCGCTCGTAGGTGGCGATGAACGCCATACGGGCGCCGATCTTGTCCCCAGCGCGGAAAACGCTCTCAGCCGAGGCTGCCGCCTGCTGGATCTCCGGCGTCAACAGCACCGTCTCCGCCTCGTCGTAGCTGGTCATGGCGATCGCCCAGGCCTCGTTCGCCTCGGGCCGCCCGTCCTGCGTCACCAGGTGGCGGATCACGTTCTCCGGGGTGAGCTTCTGACCGGCACGACGCAAGGCAGACAGCGCTTCGACCAGCGGCTTCTCGTCGTAGATCTTCAGGTCAGCGACCATCAGTGCCGCAGCGCGTGGCTGCAGTTGCTGGTCCAGAATCTCGGCAGTGGCGTACAGGGACGCCAGCAGGTGCTCCTGCTGCAGTTCGCTAAGCATGGCCAGCCCTCGATGCACGTAGGATTTCCAGGGCCTGCTCAGCGGCGGACAGGTTCGAGTCGCTGCGCTCAGCCTGGCGAGCCTGGGTGTGGGTGATGGGGTTCTCGGTCTTCCACTGGGTGTGGTAGCCCTCGGCGTTGGCCAGGAGGGCCTTCAGCGAGTGGCACCCACGGAGGACACTGGCGTCGTTCACCCGCAGGACGAAAAACGCGGCGACCTTGGGTGCGTCCGCCTGGCCAAGGCGATCCACCAGCTTCCCGAGCATTCCGCCGACAGTGGCGTTCCACACCGGCCAGGTCTTGTGGCGGTTGCGGTAGGCGATGGCGTAGTTGGCCCAGGTCCGGAAGGTCTTGCAGGTGGTGTCCTTCGGCCCGGGCATGTCAGCGGGGATCTCACAGCGCGGCGCCGGCTGCTCCCCAGCGGGAATGAATTCCTGCGCCGGGGCCTGAATAGGCCCTCCGGCAAAACCCTGATTGGTACCCTGATCCTTGGTACCCTGATTACTGGTTACCTGATTTGTCGGAGATTTTTCCGACCCTCTGCGGATTTTTTTCCGACCCTCCCCGGATTTTTTTCCGACCTTGCTCGGATTTTTTTCCGACCCTGCTGCCTCCTTCTGCTCGGATTTTTTTCCGAGGTCGGAAGATTTTCCGGGCTCGGAAGATTTTCCGAGGTCGGATTTTTTTCCGGGGGGTGTGTACTTCTCCGAGCCGTCTAGCTTGCGGTTCCACTCCTGGCCCTTCGGGGTCAGGCGGAACAGCGTGATGCTCGACGTGCTGGACAGCACGATGACGCCGGCCGCCTGCAACTGCTTCAGCAGCCGGTAGGCGGTGTCCGGTTTGTCGGTGAGCAGTGGCAACTCCTCGAGGACCTTCGCCTTGCTCAGCGAGTAGAAGGTCTCGCCGCCCTGCTCTACCGGTGTCGCCCAGCTCGGGCACTCGTAGACGAAGGCGAACATCAAGGCCTGCTGGGCGTTGAGTCCCCACTCCAGCGCCTTGACCTGGTTGATCGTGATTGTGAATTGCATGTCAGCGAGCCCCCACAGCTCGATATCGAGGACGTGCAAAGAACTGCCCGGCCCCGATGGGCCAGCATGTGTCTGCATGTCGGTTTGCTCCCTGGATTGGGTGGCCACGGCTGCGGCTCCCGGACTAGTCCTGGCTCTTGCGGCGGTAGAAGGGGGTCGCCCCGACACCGCCCGCACGGGGCCGCGATCGCGTGGCAACTTCGGCGTCCAGAAGCTGGCCGGCCAGCGCCTCGGCAGTCATGCCCCGGCGCAGCGCCTCACGCTCCAGGCGAGCGAGCGTCATCTGGTCCAGCAGCAGATCGAGATCAGGCACAGGGCCTCCTTCGGGCCTTCAGCCCCGCTTCTGCTCGTCGGTAAGCTCGGCTTCCAACTGGTCCAGCTGGATTTCGATGAGGTCACGGCAGAACGCCGCGCGCTGGGTCTTGCGGAAACTGGCCCAGGCCCTCAGCCGCTCGGCTGTTTCTTCGTTGACGCGGATCTTGATCTCCACGTCGTTGAGGTGTTTCCGGTTCTCGTATGCCATCTCTCATCACCTGCTTCGTTGGCGTTCAATCAAGCGGCAGAGCGCTTGCAGTGCTCTTCGTAGAGGGCGTCGATGGCCGTACCTACCGAGTAGCTGGGATTGGCGATGTCCCCGTTCTTGATCCGGAAAATCGTGGAGGTGTCGCAGCTCGCGCGGTCAGCGACCGCCTTGTAGGTCATCCCTCCAGCGAGCAACTTCTTCAGTTTTTCAGGCAGCGTTTCTTGGCTCATGACCGGCCTCCTTTGAGAATATGCACAGAATCATGCACCGGTGCATATTTGTCAACAAAGGGTGGGGTTGCCGTATGCACTGCCGTTGGCGAGCATGCATAAATGCATATGACCATCGACAAAATCCTGGCTCGCCTGATGGCGGCGAAATCGCTGAAGCAGATCGAGCTCGCCCAGGCGACGAAGGTGAACCAGTCCACCATCTCGCGAATCCTCAAGCCAAACGGGCCAAAGGGGATCAAGGAGCCCACGGACAAGCAGGTCCGCCCTCTCGCCGAGTTCTTCGGCGTGACGACGGATCAGCTTCGCGGCTTTGTTCCGATCGCAAGCGAGATACTGGGGCAACCGAGTGGTCAGCCGGCCGAAGCAGGCAGCAAGAGAGCCTCCCCAACGGCAGCCGAGCTGGTGAAGGCCATGCTTGAGAGCAAAGCAGCCAAGGCCCTATCCCCCGAAGCCAAGGATCGGCTGCGACGAGCTGCTGAAGCGGAATCGGAACCTGGTAGCAACGTCATCACCGCCGACTTTTCACGCGCCACACGGCTGGCCGCTGGGGATGTTCTGATACCTCAGTACGACGTGCGCGCGGCGATGGGCAGCGGCCAGGTGCCGGCGGAATACCGGGAGTTCGTGAGGAACGTGGTCGTCGACAAGGTTCAGCTGGATGACCTGGGCCTGAAGTACACCTCGGTCAACAACCTGAAGATCATTTCAGGTTGGGGCCAGAGCATGCTTGGAACGATCGAGGACAAGTCGCCGGTGATCGTAGATGTTGGCGTCACGGAGTTTGTTGAAGAAGGGGTCTACGTCTTCACTTGGCTGAACCACTTGTTCATCAAGCGCGTCCAGCTCTTCGATGCCGAGCATTACATGCTAGTGTCCGACAACAAGTCCTTCGACCCGCAGAAGGCGCGCATGGAGGACGTCCACTTCCAGGGCAAAGTACTCGGCGTGTGGAACTTCCGCAGGCTCTGAACGGGAAGGCCCTCTCCGGGGCACTTCCCTCCTTCCGCCTAGAATGGCGACTGTTCCTCCAAGGCTAGTATCTCGCCCTCTTCCGCTGTACTCCCCTCCTCCCTTTCTATCTCCCAGCGAAGTGTAATTGTCCCGTCGTCGTTGAAATCAAGCTCGACGCCATCGGTCTCAGCAAGCATTTCCAGGACTGCCTCCCAGGCATCGTCTTCATCTGTATCAAGCCGGTGAATCGTTACGCAGCGATCAACCTGGGCGCGGGGCGAGTTGATCATTGTCGAGACTCTCAACCCCAACCGCTCGAAGCTGGTGAGCTGACGACGTTCTGGTTGCTGCTTTGACTTCTGCTTCGCCATGACGGCCCTCCTTGCTGTATATCCATACAGTATTTCCAAGCGAAGCGACCCGCAAGGGGGAAGCTTCAGGAATTTCTCGCGGAATTAAATATGCACTCGTGCATTGACACTAATCTTGCACGAGTGCATATTTCGCCCATCCCTGGTGCATACAGGGCCGGCCTCAGAGGCCTCGCTCTTTAACAATCTGAACCCCCATGCCGGCTCTGGATACCGGCCTGCTCGAAGCTGCGACGCCCTTCTGGAGGCGACGCGCCGAGGGTTGCTTCGCTAACGCTCCCGGCCTGGACCCGTTGAAAGGGAAGAGTCTCCAGGCATAGCGGACAGGCGCGAAAGCGCTTGCGTTGATGGTTCGTGCCCAGCTGGTGGTGGCCTCGTAACCCCAGCCGCAACACGACTGCAGCGTTCGGCATGCCGGCGCCACGGTTCCCCTGACAGCCAGAAGCAAGACCGCGGGTTGTAGAAGCCCAGTAGGCGAACGCGGAGAGACGAACAACGCAAACCCGGGGTTTCGGCCCCGGGCTGCATTGGTGGGTGATCTGAATGCGCAGGCTGATGCGTCAGCGCGGAGGGAGATGTAGGGGCGGAACTCCCCTGCTAAGTCTGGCCAGCGGATTGACTGAGGTGCCTCCCGTGAAACTGGTATGCCGGAATTACAGCACCGGCCAGATCACCCAACCCATGCAGCCACACCACGGCACCGAGTAACCCGCCGCCCTGCCGGTAGCAGGGCACCTCCCACCACAACGAAAGGAAATCGACATGCTGCTTCTCACCCGTCGCGTAGGCGAAACCATCGAAATCGGTAACGACATCAAGATCACCGTGACCGGCATCAAGGGCAACCAGGTGCGCATTGGCATCACCGCACCGCCCAGCGTGGCCGTCCACCGCAAGGAGATCGCGGACCGCATCCGCGACGAGGTGAAGCTGGCCAGCTGATCGGCCGGCGCCCGCCAACCAGAGCCCCGCACCAGCGGGGCTTTTCACATCCGCCCCCAGTCGAGAGCACTCGCCCCCGCGCCCAACGGCAGACAGCGGGTCGGTCGAGTGCTGCCCACTGCAGGCGAGCACAGGAGAGCGACATGCGAATCAGCACCGCACAGGCAGCAGCCGAACAGCACGTTTTCGACCAACTGGAGCACCGCGAGCCCGACGCGGTGGACGCCTTCGCGGCCCACTGCGACGACTCGCTGCCGAGCGAACAGACCCTGTCGCTGCTGCGCGCCGTGATCGGGACCGGCGACGCCGCCTGGCTCCGCCTGATGGCCCGCATCAAGCCCGAAGCACCGGCGCTGCACTCGGCCCTGGCCGGGATCGTGGACCACATCGAAAAGCACCGTGCCCGGTTCATCGCCGAACAGGCCCAGCAACTGACCCATGGAGAAGCGGCATGAAATACCAAGTCGACCTGATCTACTCGAAGGCCTCTCGCCAGCCCGTCTACAGCGCCACCCTGGAGGCGCCCAGCCAGAGCGCCGCGGTGGCAGAGGTCACGACCTGGGCCCGCCAGGAGGGCTGGAAGGGCGAGCCGATCCGCAACAAGGTCCGCCCGGTGAACGACGTGGAGGACGCGGCATGAAAAACATCCGCTTCCTCTCCCTGCGCGCCGCCATCGAAGCGCTGGCCATGATGGGCATCCGCACGCAAGCCGACTTAGCAGCAATCGGGCTGCAGCTGAAGGAGGTGGGCAATGGCAAATGACCCGAGGGCTCGAACCCGAGGAAAGCTGGTCCCCAAGCCTCCCCTCCCCTACATCAGCCGCCGAGCATTGCGCCGGGTTCGCAACCCGCTGCCAGCCCCGACGCAGTGCCCGTACTGCGACGGCCCCGTCGAGCTGGTTGCCAATGACGCAATCTACGGCCGCCTGTTCGGCGACTGGCCTTACGCCTACCACTGCGCTCCCTGCGGCGCGATGGTGGGCCTGCATCCAGAAACCGATATCCCCCTTGGCACGCTGGCTAACCGCGACCTGCGCGAGGCACGGGTCACCAACAAGCAACTCTTCCATCGGATCAAGGAGCAGATGGGGTTCACGCGGTCCAGCGCCTACCTCTGGCTTGCCCGGAAGATGGGGATCGACCCGAACGAGTGCCACTTCGGCTGGTTTGACATCGAGACCTGCAAGAAGGCCGGCGACATCTGCAGAAGGAACCTCAAATGAACAGCCCTCAACGCGCCCGGCGCTTCGCCATCTGGCGTGGCGCCTTCGTCGCCATCCTCGTAATCGTCGGCTGGCTGTTCCTCAACGGCCTGGCCGAAAGCGTCACCACCCCGCTCAAGCCCCCTGCTTCCGCTCGCAAATGAGCGCCGGAGAGTCCATGGACACCACCCCCGAGATCTACCACGCCACCTACGGTACCGCCGACCAGGTGGCGAAGCTGTATGCCGCCTTCGCCAAGGCCCAGGGCGAGTTCCCGCCGATCGCCAAGAACCGCGAAGTCGAGATCCCCGTCAAGGACAAGGTCACTGGCGCACGCACCAGCTCCTACAAGTTCCGCTACGCCGATCTGGAAGAGATCAACAGCAAGACCCGCAAGCCGCTGAGCGACAACGGCCTGGGGACCATGCAGTTCATCAGCCGGAGCACGAGTGCGGTGGGCGGCACGTCCATCTTCACCCGCCTCGTGCATTCGGAAGGCGCCTGCATCGAGGCGGAAATCCCGCTGCCGGCAGCGGAAAAGCAGCGCGACATCAAGGACTACGGCGCAACCGTCTCCTACCTCCGGCGCTATGCGAAGGCAGCGCTGCTCGACATCGCCGCCGATGACGACCTCGACAACAACGGCGGAGAGGGCGACGACCTGCCGCCCATCGAGACTCCGCAGTCCCCCCAGGACACCGGCAAGCCCGCGTACCCGGACGCCAAGCTGAACAAGATGCTTCCTCAGTGGAAGGACCTGATCAGCTCCGGCAAGAAAACTGCCGACCAGGTCATCGCCACGGTCTGCAGCGGCAACTCCCTGACCCCCAAGCAGATCCAACTCATCCGCGCCCTCGAGCCGGCGCCAGGAGCTGAACAGTGAACATCCACAACGTGACCCAAGGATCGCCGGAATGGCACGCCCTGCGCGCGGGCTTCTTCACCGCCTCCGAGGCGCCGGCCATGATGGGCGCCTCCAAGTACCAGACCCGTGCGGATCTGCTCCAGCAGAAGAAGACGCGCCTGGCCGAGGACGTGAGCCCGCAGAAACAGGCCCTGTTTAATCGCGGCCACGCCGCCGAGGCTGCCGCCCGCCTGATCGTCGAGGAGATGATCGGCGAAGAGCTCTACCCGGTGACGGCCAGCCGCGACCAGCTGCTGGCCAGCATGGACGGCATGAACATGGCCGAGACCGTGCTCTTCGAGCACAAGCTGTGGAACGCATCCCTGGCCGCCCAGGTGCGGGCGGGCGAGCTTGAGCCCCACTACTACTGGCAGTTGGAGCAGCAGCTGTGGGTCAGCGGCGCCGAGCGCGTGATCTTCGTCTGCTCGGACGGTACCCGCCGGAACTTCGTGCACATGGACTACCGCCCCGTGCCAGGGCGCGCCGAGTCTCTGCTGGCTGGCTGGCGCCAGTTCGCCACCGAACTCCAGGGCTTCGAGCCGGTTGTCCCCCAGGCCGAGCCCGTCGGCCGGGCGCCTGACCACCTGCCGGCACTGCACATCGAGGTCACCGGCCTGGTGAAGGCCAGCAACGTCGACGCCTTCAAGGCAACCGCGATGCAGGTGCTGAACACCATCAACACCAGCCTGGCCACCGACCAGGACTTCGCCAACGCGAGCCAGACGGTGAAATGGTGCGAGGACGTGGAAGCCCGGCTGGCAGCCGCGAAGGAGCACGCCCTGTCCCAGACCGCCAGCATTGAGAAGCTGTTCCGCGCGCTGGACGAAATCAGCGCCGAGACCCGGGCGAAGCGCCTGGAGCTGGAGCGCCTCGTGAAAGCGCGCAAGGAAGCCATCCGCCTCGACATCAAGACGGACGCGGAGCGTGCCCTGCGCGACTACATCGCCGCGATCAACCAGCGCCTGGCCAGCGTGCAGCTCCCCGCCATCCCGGCCGACTTCGCCTCGGCCATCAAGGGCAAGAAGTCCATCGCCGGCCTGAAAGAAGGCGCAGACGGTGAGCTGGCCCGGGCGCGGGCCGCTGCCGACACCTGGGCTGCGCACATCGAAGAGAACCTGGCGAGCCTGGCGGAATTCGCCGAGCAGTACGGTTTCCTCTTCACCGACAAGCAGCAGTTGGTCCTCAAGGGCAACGACGACCTGCAGCTGGTGATCCGCTCCCGCATCGAGCAGTTCCAGGAAGCGGAACGCCTGCGCCAGGAGAAGCTGGCAGCAGAAGTCGAAACCCCGAAGCCTGCACCCGCCACCCCCGCTGCTTCGCCTCTGCCACGCCCCACGCCTGCTGCCGCCCCGCTCTGGCATGCCCGGGTGGTGGACAAGTCCGCGCTGATCGCTGCGATCGCCGCCGGCTACGCCACCGAAGACCTGCTCACCGTCGACCAGGCCGCGCTCGACAGCCTGGCCAACGACAAAGGCCAGAGCCTCCAGCTGGCCGGCGTCACCGTCGAGAAGATCCCGGCGAAAGCCGCCTGACCCACCCTCCTCCCTCCAAACCATGGCCCTAAGCGGCGCCACACGGTGCCGCTGACGGCCTCCCCATGCCGAGAAAAACCATGACCGCACTTCAGCTGCTCTACACCTTCGACACCGAAACCACCGGCTTCCCTGACTGGAAATCGCCCAGCGAGGCGCCGCACCAGCCGCACCTGGTGGACATCGCTGCACGCCTCTACACCCCGGAGGGCGGCCTGGTCGACTCCTTTGAGGCCCTCATCAGGCCCGACGGCTGGGTGATCCCCGATGCAGCGGCGAACGTGCACGGCATCACCACCGAACGCGCCATGGATGAAGGGATTCCCGAAGCGGACGCCCTCGAACAGTTCCTGGCCTTCCATCTCCGCGCGCAGATGCGGGTCGCGCACAACCTCAGCTTCGACGACCGCATCCTCAGGATCGCGCTGAAGCGCTACCAGGGTGACGAGGCTGCCGACTCGTTCGCCAACGGCCCCAGCTACTGCACCATGCGCAACAGCACCGATATCGTGCGCATCCCGCCCACCGCAGCCATGCGCGCCGCCAAGCGTTTCCACTTCAAGAGCCCGAGCCTGGGCGAGGCCTACAAGCACTTCTTCCAGGAGGAGATGATCGGCGCCCACCGCGCCATGGCTGATGCCACCGCGTGCGCCCGCGTCTACTTCGCCCTGCATGGCGTGACGCTGGATGCCCCGCAGGCAGAGGCTCCCGCCCAACCGGTGGAGGCGTAGGCCATGGCACGCGGTGTCAACAAGGTGATCCTCGTCGGCAACGTCGGCGGCGACCCGGAAGTCCGCTACATGCCCAACGGCAACGCCGTGACCAACATCACCCTGGCCACCGGCGACGTGTGGAAGGACAAGCAGACCGGCCAGCAGAAGGAGCGCACCGAGTGGCACCGCGTGGTGTTCTTCGGCCGCCTCGCCGAGATCGCTGGCGAATACCTGCGCAAGGGCTCCCAGGTGTATGTCGAAGGCGCCCTGCGCACCCGAAAGTGGCAGGGGCAGGACGGCCAGGACCGCTACACCACCGAAGTCGTCGTGGACATCACCGGCCAGATGCAGCTGCTCGGCAGCCGGCCGGAGGGCAGCGAGACGCGGCGACCGCCGCGTGAACATACCCGGCCAACGACCCACCACCCGCAGCAACCGGCGCCTGACTACGACAGCTACGACGACGACATCCCCTTCTGACGAATACCCGGGAGACCCATCCAATGTGGTTTCGCAACTTGCTGATCTACCGCCTCACCCAAGACGTCCCCTTCGACCCCCAGGCCCTGGAGGCCGCCCTGGCCAACAAGCCGGCGCGCGCCTGTGAAAGCCAGGAGTGGACGACCTTCGGCTTCGCGCCGCCCCTGGGAAAGGGCACCGACGCCCTGGTCCAGGCCAGTGCCGGCTTCCTGCTGATCTGCGTCCGGCGAGAAGAGCGCATCCTGCCCACCTCCGTGATCAACGAGGAACTGCGCAAGAAGGTCGACGCGATCGAGGAAAGCCAGCAGCGCAAGGTCTACAAGAAGGAACGCGACCTGCTGAAGGACGAGATCGTCCAGACCCTGCTGCCCCGTGCCTTCACGCGCAAGTCGGCCACCTACGCGGCGATCGCGCCGGCCGAGGGCCTGGTCCTGGTAGACCACACCAGCCCGAAGCGGGCCGAGGACCTGCTCTCGACGCTGCGCGAGGCACTCGGCTCCCTACCCGTCCGCCCGGTGTCGGTGAAGGTGGCGGCCACCGCCACCCTCACAGACTGGGTGCGCAACCAGAAGGCCGGGACCGACTTCTGGCTCAGCGACGATGCGCTGCTGCGCGACACCGACGAGGTCGGCAGCATCAACGTCAAGCACCAGGACCTGACCAGCGACGAGATCCAGCTACACATCTCCTCCGGCAAGAGCGTCACCCGCCTCTCCCTCGCCTGGAAGGACAAACTCTCCTTCGTCCTTGATGAGGGCCTGGTCATCCGCAAGCTCCGCTTCGACGACCTCCTGCAGGAGAAAGCACTCGACGACGCGGGCAAGGACGCCGACGCCCTGTCCCAGCAGATAGCCAGCTTCACGCTGATGATGCTGACCCTCCGCGAATTCATCCCCGCCCTCCTCGACGCCCTGGGCGGTGAGGAAGTGCCCACCGGCATCTGAGCCAGGAGCAGACCATGCCCATCATCAACGGCATCATCCACCACATCGACAAGAAGCCCGACGGCAGCCCCTCCGTGCTGCACCTGGCCGAAACCCCGCTGGGCCCGACTGAAGCCGCCAGCAACCTGCTCACCGACCTGAACGAGGCCTACAACGCCAAGCCCGGCAAGGCCTGGGGCCTGTTCCATGAGGAGTCCGGCGCCTACCCGCTAAGCGGATGGCTGAAGGAGTACCTGGTTGGTGGCCGCGACTTCACCGAATTCAGCCGCGCTGCGGCCGAGCACCTCCAGCGCCTGCTCGAAGAGGCGAACATGGCCACCGGCGGCCACCTCTTCATCGCCCACTACCAGCAGGGCATGACCGACTACCTGCAGATCGCGGTGCTCCGGTACACAGAGGCCGTGGCCATCGACTCATCGCTGCAGGCGGTACCCGTGCGCTACCTGGACCTGAGCCAGCTCCACCTGGCGGCACGGATCAACCTGTCGGAATGGCGCAACAACCCGAAGTCCCGCCAGTACATCTCCTTCATCAAGGCGAAGACCGGGCGCAAGGCCATCGACTACTTCCGCGACTTCATCGGCTGCCAGGAAGGCGTCGACGCCCCGGGCGAGACCCGCTCCCTGCTCAAGGCCTTCAGCGACTTCGTGGAGCACGGAGACCTGGCTGAAGACCAGGCCCGCGAGAAGACCAAGACCCTGGTGGACTACGCCACCACCCAGGCCAAGCTGGGGAGCGCGATCACCCTGGAGGAGCTGTCTGGCCTGATCGACGAGGACCAGCCCCGGGCCTTCTTCGAGTTCATCCGTAACCGGGACTACGGCCTGTCGCCCGAGATCCCGCCGGACAAGCGCACCCTGAACCAGTTCAAGCGCTTCACCGGCCGCGCCGAGGGCCTGTCGATCAGCTTCGAGGCGCGCCTGCTGGGGTCGTCGGTGGAGTTCGACCAGGCCCGCGACGTGCTGACGATCCGCAATGTGCCGGAACAGCTGAAGTCCCAGCTGCGCAAAGCGAAGGACGGCTGACATGGACCCGATCAAGCACCCCCGGCGCGCCGCCGAACAGCACGAGCGCCAGCAGGCCGAGCGCGCACAGGCCCTGTTCAACGCTCGCCTCGCACCCGAGCAGATCCGCCGGCGCCTGCGCATGGGGCCGGTGACCTTCGAGCAGTTCGTGGCCCGCAACGGGCTGCGCGCCAAGGCGTGAACGCTCCCGCCTGATCCTGGCCGCCCATGCGGCGGCCTCTCTCTCAACGCCAGGAACGACTATGTCTGCCGCAGCCATGCTGCCCGGCCAAGACCCGGGCGCGCACCGAAGAAACCTCATCAAACTGCTCGAAGCCGCCAGCCGTCGCCGGCACTTGTGGGACGTTTTCGGCGACTTTGTGGAGATGGCCGCCCTGTCCTTGGCCAACGCTGTCGACCTGGCGCAGCGAGACCGACGCGAACAGACCTACCTTCGGTTGATCGCTCGCTACGAGCCTGAAGAACAGCAGCTGTTCCCGAAGATGCTCGGCGAACTGGTCAGCGCCTTGGAGTACGGCCCTGACGACGTGCTCGGCAAGGTCTTCGGCGAACTTGACCTCGGGAACAGCGCACGAGGGCAGTTCTTCACGCCCTTTGAAGTCTGCTCGCTGATGGCAGGACTCATCGTCGGCGACGGAGCGGACATGCGCGAGCGCATCAAGCAGCGCGGGTTCATAACGCTGAACGAACCTGCCGCTGGCGCGGGCGCGATGGTTATCGCCATGGCGCAGGCGATGCAGTACGCCGGCCTCAACTATCAGCAAGACCTGCACATCACCGCCCAAGACATCGACTCCCGGGCAGTGCACATGGCCTACGTGCAGCTGAGCCTGATGCACGTACCCGCCATCGTGATCCTGGGCAACACACTGGCATTGGAGGAGCGGGAGCACTGGTACACCCCCGCCCACATCCTCGGCTTCTGGAACCAGAAGCTACGCCGCGGCTACGCCCTTGGTAGCGCGATGGATGCGCGTCCGGCGGAGCCGTTACGCACGCCGCCCCCGATCCTGATCCCGTCACCTGCCGCCGCCAAGGGCGAGCAGATGGCACTTTTCTGAGGTCTCCATGCCGGTCTCTCGCCCGATCATCCGCTACCACGGCGGAAAGTGGCTGCTTGCCCCGTGGATCATCGACCACTTCTCGGAGCACCACACCTACGTAGAACCTTTCGGCGGCGGTGGTTCAGTGCTACTGCGCAAGCCGCGCTCCTACGCCGAGATCTACAACGACCTGGACGGGGACGTGGTGAACCTGTTCCGCATGGCGCGGGACCACGGCAAGGACCTGCGCCGTCTGCTGCAGCTCACCCCCTTCGCACGGGAGGAATTCGAAGCCAGCTACGAACCGTCGCCGGATCCGCTGGAGCGCGCCCGCCGGATGGTGGTGCGCAGCCTCCAGGGCTTCGGGAGTGCAGCGGCCAGCGGCGAACGCACCGGGTTCCGCTCTTCGTCCACCCGCACGGGAACCTCCCCGGCCGTCGACTGGCGCAACTACCCGGACGCCCTGGTGGCGACCATCGATCGCCTGCAGGGCGTTGTCGTGGAAAGCCGCGACGCGCTGGAGGTGATGGCCTACCACGACCGGCCAGAAACGCTCCACTACGTGGACCCGCCCTATGTGCACTCCACCAGGAGCGACAAGGTCCGCCACAACGACACGGGCAAGAGCTACCGCCACGAGCTGACGGACGACCAGCACCAGCGCCTCGCCGAGTTCCTGCTCGGCCTGCGCGGCAAGGTGCTGCTGTCCGGCTACCGCTGTCCCCTCTACGACGAGCTGTTCGTCGGCTGGCACCGCGTGGAGCGCCACGCCTTCGCTGACGGCGCGCGAGAGCGCATCGAATGCCTCTGGCTCAACGATGCTGCCCGGCGCGGCCTGGCCCAGCTCGACATCTTCAACGACACCAAGGAGCCCGCCGCATGACCTCCATGCAGAAGTCTGCCCAGTTGGATTTCAAGACCCAGTACGGCCTGCCGCTGGAAGAAGCCGACGACGCCATAATCGTCGATCTGTTCGCCGGTGGCGGTGGCGCCAGCACCGGCCTGGAACTCGGCCTCGGCCGCCAGGTTGCGCTCGCAATCAACCACAACCCGGCGGCTATCAGCATGCATGAGGCGAACCACCCGCATGCGGACCACAAGCCGACCGACGTTTGGGGCATCGATCCCATCGAAAGCTCGCGCGGCAGGACGGTTGCCTGGCTGCACGCCTCGCCCGACTGCCGCCACCACAGCCAGGCTGCCGGTGGACAGCCGCGCAAGAAGGAGATCCGCGACCTGTCGTGGGTAGTCGTCAAGTGGGCTGGCAAGCTGCAGAAGTCCGGCCAGGGGCCGTGGGTGATCAGCCTGGAGAACGTCAAGCAGATCCTCCAATGGGGCCCCCTCATCGCCAAGCGCGACAAAGCCACCGGGCGCGTGGTCAAGGTCGACAAGAGCGTGGCCGCGCCTGGCGAGCGCGTCCCGCGCCATGAGCAGTTCCTGGTGCCTGACCCGAAGCGCAAGGGTCGCACCTGGCGCCAGTTCGTCCACACCCTGCGCGGCTTCGGCTACCAGGTTGAGTTCTGGGTGGAGCGCAACTGTGATTATGGCGATCCGACCACCCGCCAGCGGCTGTACATGATCGCGACCGCCGACGGCGTGATGCCGGAGGCAGCCGTGAAGACCCACGCGGCGAAACCCGCCAAGGGTCAGAAGCGCCACCGCACGGCCGCTGAATGCATCGACTGGAGCGACCTGGGCCAGTCCATCCGCACCCGCAAGAAACCGCTTGCCGAAGCAACCATGCGTCGCATTGCCAAGGGCATTCAGAAGGAGGTGATACAGCGCGCACGGCCCTTCATCGTGCCGATTGCAAACTGGTCGCGGGAGGCTGTGCATCCGGTCGATGCGCCTTTGAACACCATTACCGCCTGGCCAAAGGGCGGCTCGTTTGCGCTGGCCGCACCTTCGCTGGTTCAGGTTGGTTACGGCGAACGTGATGGGCAGGAGCCTCGTGTGCTGGACTTGGACAAGCCGCTGGGCACTGTCGTAGCCGGCGGCATCAAACACGCCGTTGCAACCGCATTCCTTGCCCAAGCGAATGGCGGCTACAACACCACCCACAGCAAGGCTGCAGACGAGCCAGTCACCACCATCACCAACAAGGGCAGCCAGCAGCAACTGGTGACTGCCAACCTGGTGACCCTCCGCAAGGGCTCACATGCTGCGCCAGTCGATGCTCCTCTGGGCACCCAGACCGGGACCGACCACCACGGTCTGGTCGCTGCTCACCTGCTACACCTGCGCGGAAACTGCGACGCGCGCGCCAGTGACGAACCTCTGCAGACCATCAGTGCGGGCGGGCAGCACCATGGCTTGGTCACCGCCGAGATGGTGGCGGACAGCCTCACCCCGGAGCAGCTGGACGGCGCGGTGTGGGTGGCGGCGTTCCTGATGAAGTACCACGGCATGGGCGAGAACATTCGCCCCTTGGACGAGCCGGTCAGCACCGTGACCACCAAGGATCGCTTGGCGCTGGTGACGGTCTGGATCAGCGGCGACCCCTACGTGATCGTGGATATCCGCCTGCGCATGCTGAAGCCCCGCGAGCTGTACCGCGCCCAGGGCTTCCCGGACAGCTACATCATCGACCGGGGCCACGACGGCAAGGCATTCACCCTCACGCAGCAGGTGCACATGTGCGGCAATAGCGTCAGCCCGGGAACGATGGCGGCCTATGCCCGCGCGAACGACCCCTGGAAGCGCCGCCCGCGACCTGCCCAGGCTGTAGCGGCATGAACAGGGAACTTGGACAGTTCTTCACGCCGACATGGGCGGCAGAGCTGCTGGTGAGGCGCCACTTCGGCGAACTCACCAGCCGCGACACGGTACTGGAGCCAGCATGTGGGGATGGAAGATTCCTGATGGCCATTCCCCGGGAGGTGGACGCCTACGGTGTTGAGATCGACCCGGACCAGGCGCTGGCCGCTCGCACCAACAGCGGCCGCGAAGTGGTCGCCGGCGACTTCCTGCAGGTGCAACTGCCCCGCCGGCCGACGGCAGTGATCGGAAATCCGCCGTACCAGGCAGACCTCATCGACGCGTTCCTGTCGCGCTGCTACGAGCTGCTCGAATACGACGGCCGCGTCGGGTTCCTACTGCCGGTCTACTACCTGCAGACGGCAAGCAAGGTGATGGACCTCAGTCGGCGCTACTCGATCGCGCAGGAGCTGCTGCCGCGCAACCTGTTCGAAGGGCTCACCAAGCCCATCATGTGGGCGACCTTCACCAAGGCCCGCCGCACTTCCCTGTCCGGGTTCTTCCTTTATGCCGAAACCCACGCCCTCGCCGATGTGCAGCGCGACCTGCGCGCGCTGCTGCTGGGCAATCGGTCCCGTGCCGGTTGCTGGCGCGACGTCGTAGCCGCTGCCTTGGAGGCCTGCGGCGGGCGCGCCACGCTCCAGCAGCTGTACACCTGCATTGAGGGGAACCGGCCAACTAGCAACCCGTGGTGGCGCGAGAAGGTGCGACAAGTCGCAGGGCAGCACTTCCGCCGGGTACGCCCTGGCGAATTCGAACTCAATGAGGTGAAAGCAGCATGACCTGGTACGCCCGCAGCTGGCAGCACATGCACCAGGTGCACCAGCAGGCCCTGGCCGACGGCCTGAACGCCCAGGCGATCGCGAAGGCCATCGACGACAGCTACCCGTGGAGCAGGCGCTCCGGCTGGCCCTACAAGGGCTGGCTGGCGGCGCGCCACAGTTTCTTCCCTACCCACGACCTTCCGCTGCGCCGGGCGAAACGCCCGGGGCCTGACCTTTTCACGGAGCCTACCGAATGAAAACCGTAACCCTGGACGAGTACCGCAGCACCCTGAAAGCTCAGGGCGTCCCGCGCGACCATATGGCCTGGCGCTGTCCGATGTGCAGCACGGTACAGTCCGCGGCGGACCTGATCGCCGCCGGAGCAGGCGCCGACTTCGAAGCCGTTGACGGTTACCTGGGCTTCTCCTGCGTGGGCCGATTCACCGGCGCCGGCGGTCCGTCGGAGATGAAGGGCCAGGGCAAGGGCTGCAACTGGACTCTGGGTGGCCTCTTCCAGATGCACAAACTGGAAGTTGTCACCGAGGATGGCCAGCACCATCCGCAGTTCGAGCCCGCCAGCCCGGAGGAAGCCCTGGCCCACATGGGAGCAAAGGGACTGACCGAGGGCATCGACAGCGAGGGCGGCAGCTGTGACTAAGCGAGCGATCAAGCACTACCCGCGCCAGGCCCGCTGCAAGAACTGCGCGGACTGCCACAACGATTGCAGCTCCAAGCCCTTCGAGACCATGCCGATCTACCGCCAGGACGGCGTCGACACCATCGTGATCTGCACCGACTTCCGCCAGGCCAACCATTACGAATCGCTCCGCGACGTGGTCCATCGCGGCGGCCAGCAGTGAACGCCCCGACCTTCTGCCGCTCCAGCGGCCAGCGGATCGGCCTCTGCACCTGCCTCCGCTGCTGCCCACCAGCTCACCCCCTGTAACCCACGCCCATTCACCGACTCTGCGCACCGCGCCGGAGGGTTTCCCCATGCACCGTATTTACCTGTCCGGGCCAATGACCGGCCTTCCCGATGAGAACCGCCCCGCCTTCAACGCCGAGGCTGCTCGCCTGCGCGCCCTGGGCTACCAGGTCGAGAATCCCGCCGAGCTGAACCCGCCAGGTACGCCCCGCCACATCTGCATGCGCGTCGACATTCAGGCGCTGCTGGGCTGCGACACCATCGCCCTGCTCCCTGGATGGACCGATTCTGCCGGCGCAACAGTGGAGCGCGCCTGCGCAGTGCAGTTCGGCTTCCGAACGATCGCCGCCAAGAACATCACCGAGCCCTACAACGCGCCGGCCGAGGCCGCCCTGGAGCACTGACCATGAACAAGGAACAACGCGAACAGCTCGCCAGCGACCTGCTGGCCGAGGCCGAACATCGCCGCGGGCGCGTGGTGGATCTGCTGCGTAACGCTGCCACAGCACTCTCCACACCCGACGCCCAGCAGGCTCGCCAGCCAGGCCAGGTTGTCTGGGTCAACCCCGAAGAACTCGAGCTCTGCCAGACCAAGCCCATCTACATGGACGAGCACAACGAGCTGCTGAATGGCATGCCTCGGCAGATTGCCGCCCTCGCGGCGAGGTCCGATCACTGCTGCTTGGCTTTGACGCCTGCCACCCCTCCCGCCGCGCAGGTGCAGGGGGAGCAGCCGGAGGTTATCGGGACGCTCGTGATCGGCGACCAGGGATGGGACAACGCCATTGAGTTGAGCCCCGGTCCTGTTATGGCGCTGGCCGAGAAATTCCCCCAATCCTCTATGCCCCTGATGACCGTCGCTCAGCACGATCGCATCGTTGCCGACAACGTGCGCTGGAAGGCTGTCGCCAACGAGCAGATGCAGGTTATCGCCGGTCTTCAGGAGCAACTGCGCGCCGCGCTCTCCGCCCCGCCTGCTGCTGGGATGCCGGAGGGGCTTAAAGCCGACCTGTACGAGATAGCCGGCCAGATACTCAACATCGCCCACGCGACGCACAAGCCGGTGAGTCACACCCTGATGGCGCCGATTCGCGACTACACGCTGAAGGATGCGCAATCTGTCGCGCGCGTTGCCGGTGAGAGACTGGTCGGGATTGCCGACCGCATCGCCGCCCCCACCCCGCCTGCATCCGAACAGCAGCGGGCTGTCGAGATGCCGGAGCCGTTCATGTTCGTCAAGCTGCACGCGGGCGACGTGATGGACTGGACCCAGGACCCCAGCCTCGCTGAGTACTGGGCGGAGGAAGGTGACACCGTTGCCGAACTGTATTCGGGGCACGACCTGCGCCTGACCCCGAACCTGCAGCCGGCAGCGCCGAGCCAAGGGGGCGAGTGATGAAGAAGCCAAGATGCCCCGTATGCAACGGCCGTGACTGCCCGGGCTGGCAGGTGGGAGAGCCCGAGCACGAATATCGAAATGGCAGCTGGACCCTGGGATGCCACTGTTCAGGGTGTTCGAAGGCGAGGGATGAATCGGGCGGTTTCATGGGCCTGATCGCCGAACTGTACAGGAGACCCCGTCCCACCCCGCCCCAGGAGAACGACCGATGAGCGATGTGAACCGAAACAAGCTGCGCGCGCTCGCGACTGGTTGCCGCGATGAGGTAATCCGCTCCCATGGATGGGAAGGCACTATCGAGGAAGCGGAGCTGATTGCCCGTGACCGAAGGCTGCTGATGGAGCTGTCGCCTGAGGTTGTGATTCAGCTACTCGATGACTACGACGCCCTGCAGGCCGAGCGCGAGCAGCTCCGCGCCGAGCTCGCCGCGATCAGGGGGCAGGAGCCGGTGGCGTGGATGCATTGCCGCACCGGCGCAGTAGCCACGGCAGACACCAAGAACATGATGGAAGAAGGCGCAGTGGCCTCCGGTTACGATGTGCCGCTCTACGCCCTCCCACCCCAGCAGCCCGACGCGGTAAGCGTTCCGAGTGATCCGCAGCCCCACGACTACCGTCAGGACCTGCAATGCTGGTTCGGCCTTGGCCGAGCCAGCTGGTGCACCATCCCGCGCGTGCTGATGGAGGCCATGCCCGAGGAGTGGCAGCGCCGTGCGGCGATCCTGCTGCACGAGTACAGCGAGGCGTTCCCTGACGGCACCAGCCTCCCCACTCCATACGTTCAGGCTCGCGTAGACGGAAAGATCACGCATTGGCCGGACTGGATCACCAACTACCGGCACCCGGACAGGGCGGCAATCGATGGGCTGCGCCTCTCCACCCGCCAGGCTGAGGAGGGCCAGCCATGCGAGAAGTAACCGAGCTCGATTTCCGCATGCCCGAATTCCGTAACGCCAAGGTCGAAGACTACGAATTCCGAGATGACGGAAAGCTGGTCCGGAAAGATCGCTGGGAGAACGGAATCCACACCATCCGGACAATCATCGGCCGCGACTTCGAAATCGAGAACATCGTCGAGCAGGTCCGCGAGGTGATGGGCGACTGGATGCGCGCAGAGCCAGAAGACTGGGGCGAGATGATCGAGCAGGAAGACGTCGACCTGATGCTTTGCGATGGATCGATCCTGATCGAGTGCGAGCTGGAAGGCGACGCGTTCACCTGGGGCGAAGATCCTTGGAAGGTAGCCGTCAAGTTCTTCGAAAGCGATCTCGGCGAGACCGTCATCCGTTGGCGCAGAAGTCGACCACCAAAGCCCGCAGAAACCCAGCTGTAACCCCCCACCTTACAAATCCCCTACCCCACCACAGCCTGCCGGCAACGCCGGCGGGGAGGACTCCCTTTGAACAAAACATTCCTGCTGATGGCACAGTACAACGGCATGGCCATCATTCCCCTGGAGCGCGTCTGCGCCGACTACTTCAGCCACCTGACCCCCGAGAAGTTCCAACAGAAGGTGCTGGCCGGCGCCATCGATCTGCCGATCGTCCGCATGGAGGGCAGCCAGAAGTCCGCCAAGGGTGTCGCGCTCACCGACCTGGCGAAGTACCTGGAGGACCAACACAGCCGCGCCAAAGTGGAAAATGACAAGCTCCATGGCCGGCACGTCCGGCGCGTCTGCTGAATGGAGGCGCTAGCCTCCATTCTTCCTCCTCACCCGCGCGCCCAACACCACGGGCGCCGCTATGATCTTCTCCAGCCACTCCCACCCCTCGTAGGGGTCCCCCCTCCCTCGCAAGTGCGTATACCGGCGTAGCGAGTTCCAATTCCTGTGGCCCGACACGCTGGCCACCCTCGGAATATCCCAATCCATTTCGAACAAGCGGCTGACGCCATCGTGGCGAAGGTCGTGAAAGTGCAAGTCCTCGATCCCGTAGAACTTACAGGTGTCCGTCCAGATGCGGCTGACGGTCTGGCCGTGATAAGGAAAAATCTCTGGGCACTCTCTTGGCATGGACTCGATGATCCGCAGCGCCTCATCGGTCAGGTGCGCCCATACGTCGTTGCCTTCCTTCTGATCAGGGTGCTTCATGTCCCGGACCAGGATCTGCCGACCTTTCACGTCTAGGTCTTCCCAGCGAAGGCTGCAGATTTCCTCCTGCCGCCGAGCTGAGAAGATGGCAAATGCCGTGACCTTAGGCATATGGACAGCGGTAGGTTTCCATCTCAACGTATCGAAGAAGTGGCGGAGGAGTGTGTCGAGTTCTTGGAGTGTCGGCCGGCGCTTTCGCTCTTTGCTACGGGGGTTCGCCCCCAACTGCTTGAGCACCTTGCGTGCATCGCCGATGGCGTGGGGATCGATATCATAGTTCCAGGCCGCCTTTGCTACAGACAGGACGGAGCTGAGGTGGGCCAGATCATTTCCTATGGTCGACGGCATGACGTCACCACCTTCGGGCGACATACGCCACTGGGCGAACTCCACGAAGCGCTGCGTGGTGAGGTCTCGATCCGCGACATCACCCAGCCAGGTTCGGCCAATCGCCTTTAGCGCAGTCCGCTTGGTTTCCCCCAGCGGCCGGATTCGCTCGTGCTCTTCCAGATACCGGTCGATCATTTCTCGCACCAGCACCGCCTTCCGGCCCGCGCGCTCCAACGCGCCTGGCATCGCCAGTTCGGTCTCGCGCTTCTTCAGCCAAGCCTGCGCGGCCTGCTTGCGCTCGAAGGTCTGGGATTCTTGATAAACTGTGCGCCCTTCGCGCCAGATACGAATCTGAGCGGTGTAACCAACACTGCCGTCTCGCCGTTTCCTCGAAGTAATCGAACCCATTTTCCATTTGCTACACGGGGAATTTGATTTGCTACATTGTAGCAAGAGGGGTCTGAAAACAAGCGGAAATGGCAGGAAATGGTAGCAAATCAGATGTAACCAGATGCCCCTAGAATCAGCCTCAAAGCCAGCAACCACGCGCCCTGCGCTGTCCCGCCGCTTCTCCGTTGCGCCGATGATGGACTGGACCGACCGGCATTGCCGCTTCTTCCTCCGCCAACTGTCCCGGCACGCGCTGCTGTACACGGAGATGGTGACCACCGGCGCGATCCTGCATGGGGATCGTGCTCGCTTCCTC